TCAACGGCGATCCAGTTCGATCACGGCCTGGCAGGCACGGAGCTGGTCGTCGGCATCGCGTCCGATTCGAACAAGCGCTGCCGCAACCTCTGCTCGTAACTGGGCGCCCGCATCACGTTCGCCGGTGCGGGCGGCGGCTTCGGACAGACGGCCGGTATGGCACGCGGCGAGGTCGTCGCGCAGGCGGAGAGTGCCAGCGCGCAGGGCAGCCACCACATCGGCATCCACCTCGGCCGCGCGCTCACGATCCTGTTCATGTAGTTCCCCCAGTGAGGCCATCGCCTCGCTCCGTTCTTCCTGATCCCGGCGCAACCGCCGTTCGGACTGCACCGCGCCGGCCTGTTGCTCCACATCGGCACGCGCCATCGCGAGGTCGCTGCGATCACCGCGCCAACGCCAGCCAGTCATGAACATCAGCAACGACCACAGCAGCAGCGACGCCATCACCACCAGCATGCGCGGCATGGGTCACTGCTCCGCCAGGCAACGCGCATGGCGCTGCTGCTGGCGCTCCCACACTCCCCAGCACACGGTGTTGGGGCGGCCGTCGATGCGGGTTGAACAGTCGTAGCCCCCTGCCCGCCTCCATAGCAGCAAGGCATCGCAGGCCTGGTGATACTCACCCTGCAGCAGATGCCGGCGCATCGACGACGCGCGCCAGTTGCCGATGCCGTACTGGTAGAGGAAATCGACATAGACGTCGTACTCGCCCTGGCTGAGCGCCACACCGGGCAGCGACGCGCGGAACTGCCCTTCCTCCCTGGCCAGATGAGCCTGCACGGCATGCAGCGCGCGTACCGGCGTGGTACGGTCGCCCAGCCTCACCGGCGTGCCATCCTCGCGAACGGTCGAGCCGAAGCCATAGGTGGGTCGGTCATTGCGCGTGGGCACCACTGCGGCGTCGGTGTATCCCTCGCGGTCAACGATGGCGATCAGGCCCGCAGCACTCAGCGCAAGCGCGGCGACCAGGCTGCGTACCTGCAATGTACTGCCGGGCCGGCTCATTCGCGCTCCCTGCGGCGCCATTCGCGCAGCCAGCGCCAGCCCAGATAGGCAATCTGCGCCGCCAGGTAGATGATGGTGAGGACCACGACCAGGCGGTCCAGGGTGATGCCGGCTGCAAGCGCACCGGCGACGGTAACCGGCGGCGCCGACTTGATGGCCGCCGCGCCGGCCGTGCTGATGATTTCTTCTTTCATGATGGGTCCTGGAGGGAATGCAGGCCGCGTCGCATCGACGTGGCCCGAAGAGGTGCCCGCCCCGCTGCCGGCTCGGCACGAGGGTTGTTCCGGTCGGGAGGCGGGCGGAAGATCGGTTCCGCCGCTCATGCGGCCTGGGCGATGCCCTCCATCCAGCCACGTACGCGCTGGAAGCCAAGTTCGACCAGGTTGAGGTAATGCCGGTTGGATACCGGCCGCTGCCCGCTGTTGGCCAGCAGCAGATTCGCCGTTTCGAATCGTTCGACCTTGCGTCGGCCACGCCCGCAGTAGTAGCCGCGCAGCGCACAGGCCATCGCCACGTTGTCACGCGCGACCGCCGTGATGATGTCTTCGATCTGCTGCGCCAGCTGATCGGTTTCCAGAGGCTTGTAGCCCTGGGCCCGCCCCGGCATGTCACCACGATGCTCGATCAGCACCGCCAGCAGGTTGCGCGACTGGAAGCCGAGGTATTCGCAGTCGCGATGCAGCGCATATTCGCCGCCCCAGTGCTCCAGGCGGCTGCGGACATACTCACCGAACGTATCAAGCTGCATGGGTGGCTTCTCCTTTGACGGGCGACGGGGCCGGACCGAACACATCCGGGCGCAGGGATTCGCGGCGCACGGCGCCCGCAGTGGCCAGCTCGATGCGCCGGCACAGGCGCGCGCCGGGCAGCTTGTGGCCGCGGGCAATCATGTAGAGGGTCCGCAGCGCGCAACCGGTCTGGTGGGCCAGGCGGCGCATGACGGGACAGCTGGGGGTGCCGTAGCCCCCTTGGGAGATGGCGTAGTCGATGAGGTTCATGGGCCACACATTACTGCTACGGTAATTGGTGGTCAATACCGTTTTGGTCATTTGCTGGATTGGTAATGCAGCGCACCATCTACAGATGGACGCCAGTACCGCTCGCACCCTCAACATGCGCCTCCGCGTGGCCGCCGCCGGCGGCCCGGCCGAGTGGGCCCGCCTGTACGGTGGCACCCGCTGGGCCCAGCCCCAGGTCAGCCAGTGGATTTCCGAGAGCAACCCGAAGAGCATCGGCCATCGGCTTGCGCGCGATCTTGAATCAGTGATGCAGCTTCCACATGGAACGCTGGATCGCGTCGATCAGGACGGGGACGTGTCGCTTCAGTCTCAATCTACGGGACTGGATTTCGAGAAAATGAGCGCTGCGGTCAAGGTGCTTTCGCACTACCTGGAGCTGGTCGGCGATCCACCGGAATGGATCTACGATCCCGTGCTGCTGGAGACCGCATTCATGGTCGTGGACGAGTTCGGTCAGCCCTCTGCACCGGACAATGTGCTCGACCTGACGAAGCTTCTGGCAAGACGGATCAGGGAGGCAAGGGATGACTCACACGCGACTCGAGGAGCTCGCACAGCGGTTGGCCGCTAGGACCCAGGAACTGCGCGGCGAGCGCACCCCGGCGCCGGCATTGCGGGTGGTGGCGGGAGACGCACATGTGGTCCGCGGGGAGAGGCGCATGGACGCGATCATGCGCGAGTGGCATTGCCGCATGATCCGCAACGTACGCCGACGCTGGGGCGAACCCATGCAGCATGTGATCGATCAGGCATGTTGCGGTGTGGTCAACATCGAGCAGCTCGCCGACGACGCACTGATCCAGTTGCACAAGGACATGGAGCGCGCGGAGGAGTGCATCCGCGAGGGCATTTCCTTCCACGACGCCGGGCTGTTGCGCGCGCATTACGGCTGACAGCGTCCCTGGCCGGCCGGAAACGGCCGGTTCTGATGAGATCAATTACCTGAAATTACCATTATTGTTACCTTAAAGGTAATTTTTTTAAGGTGAGTGACGTGGGGGCAGCAGCGACGGAAGCGGGTGCGCGGAGCGCCGCCTCCCCGCACCCGCTGCCAGCGGGCGCCGGGGACTCGATGGCACCTGCAACACCGCATCGTTGCAGCGGCACTTCCCCCATTGCGGAAGTGCTTTGAAGGAAGCAACAAAAAAGGCGCCCCTTGGGCGCCTTGATCGTCAATGCAATGGTGGGCCGTGAAGGATTCGAACCTTCGACCAAAAGATTAAAAGTCTGACGAAGAACCATTGCGGCACAAGGCTTTCACCGTGATTCCCGCTCCGCAATATCATCTGCAACGGCGCCCTGAAACCCTTGTGTGGCTTGGCGCCGTTTCTCGTTGCGGAGCGAGTTTTGGGGCCCTATCCCATCCACCCGAACGGCGGTTTCAGGGTTTCTTTCAGCAGGCGGTTCCCCGCGATCGCGTCCCGGTACCCACTGATCTTGGCCACGTCATCGCGCAGCCGCGCCTCGTGCCTGGTCACCCACAGCTCGGCGCCTACCCGGCCCTGCTCGTAGCTACTGCACCAGCGGAATGGACCGCCGGGGCCATGTCGGTGCCGGTCCAGCGAGGCGATCCAGATCCCGTCGTTCACCCGCTGGATCATGACCACCACCCGCACCCCTTCACAGGCAATGACGGTCGGGAGGTCATCCCGGTGGCTGGATGACCTGGTCGTCCAGTAGAAGTCGGCGGGGAGCGGCATGGCCGGGAGGATACGGCCGGCCGTCGCAGATCCTGCGAACGGGCCGGCCACCTACCTGAATCGTTCGGGCAGAGCCGAGCTCTGGCTCGACCCTGCCGCCCCGGTCACAGAGCGGCCAAGCCTGCCGCCCGCGCGTGGGCCAACGCCCGAGCCGCCGACAGCGGGTGGGCATAGAGGGCGATATCGGAAATCCGCCCCGAGAAGCTCCATGCGCCCCAGTTCTGTGGCGCATTGACGGTGAAGGCGCCTGCCGAATCGATGGGAAGCTGCTGCATCGAACTGTCGTCGCGCATCGCGACCAGCTCGCCATTGATGTAGAGGCTGACGGTGACCACACCGTCAACGACATCGCATACCCCAAGGACGTGATAGATCCGCCCAGCTTCCAATGGGAACGGCGCGGTCACATGCCTGGCGCTGCCTGTCCCACTGTTTGTCCAGCCAAAGACGAGCTGGAACGTCTGATTTCCGGCGAAGCCAAGCAGGTAATCCTCGTAGTGGGCCGTGGACGCCTCCGCCTGCTTGCGCAGGATGTATGGCGTGGAGTTCCCGAGGAACGTCGGCGTTTCCAGCACGCACTCCACGGCAAACCTTCCGCTCGGGGAGATCGCCAGCCTGGAGAATCCCCCGCTCCCCGGCTCAACACCAATGTTCGAAATCCCGTCGAACCAGCCGGATTGGCCGCCCGTGCGAAGCGGCCCACGCTGCATCAGGGGCTCGGTAGCAGCACCTGCCCAAGTCCGGATCGTCCTGGCCGAAATGCCGTTCCCACTGCTGTCTGCAAAGCTCACGGCGCCCAGAGCATCGTCCAACTTCCAGTAAGCCACCGGGGCGTCGAGCAGGACCTCTGTAGCGTAGTCGCGGATAACAGCGACAACTACCCGGCCCTCCCACCTGGCGCTCCGGCCAAGCGAATCGCTTACCAGCAGGGTGATTGCGTAGGTGACCTCGTGATTGACGCCTGCAGCGGCGACCGCGTGATCCCACTCGAAGGCATCCACAAAGAGAATCTTGTTCTCCCGGTACCGGATACCGTTGCCTGCGATATTGATCGTGGCCGCCCCCGCAGGAGCGGTACCAACCACGTCGGAGTCGTACACTCGGTTCTTGCTGGCTGACATGACCCGGTTGCCTTCCACCCGGCCGACAACCTGGCCATCCTGGTCCCGGTATTCGAGCAGGACCGAGGCACCGGCATTGCCTTCGGCCGACGCACCCTGCCGCACCTTGCACTTTGCACTGGTGCGCTGCCCGGCATACACCGCGTAACGCGAAGTGCTGGAAATGACCGACTCACCCTGGTTGTTGTTGTAGCCGGCCGCCCACAGCCCCACCGGAGGATTCTCCGTTGCGATCACCCAACCGGCGCCCGCCTCCCAGCCCGTCGGCCCATCCTCGAACCCTGGATTCGCGATCGGGGCGGCGTTCTCCTGAAACGCTGGCCATGCCAGAACTACCTGGCGGCTTGCTTGGTCGACATACAGCCGATGACCCGGCGGCAAGGTGTCGCCATCGATCTGCCGAACGGTGCATGCGCCAACCGAATTGGTGATCTGAAGTCGGCCCTCGTACGCCTGGGAAGGCATCGCATTTGGCAGTGAACCCGTGACGTAGAGGGCGAGCCGCCCTTCGCGCTGGTCAAGATCGGGACGATCGTAGAGGCGCGCGGACATGTCAGGAGGCCCTCTGACCGACGAGGTACACCCGGAGGCCACGGGCGCCCGCCGTGCCCACCTGGTCCACGTCGATGGTGATCTCATCCCCCTTGGCCAGCACGTCGCCACCGGCCACCAGCACCGGCGGAGTGGCTGCGGTAGTGGTGCTGCGCTCGTTGCTATCGAAGGTCAACTTCGTGGCCAGGATGCTGGTGCCGTTGCGATTGACGTCGATCGTCAGCGGCGTACCCGAGGCCTGCGCGGTGGAAAGGGTGGCGTAGATTCCCCCATTGGCCACCGTGTCGAGTAGCAGGCCGTAGGGAAGCACCAGGCTGTCCTTGCCGTTGCCGGTGGCAATGTTAGCGGTCAACAAGACCGTGCGGTCGATCAGTTCGAAACATTGCAGGTCCGGTACCGACGTTACCCGTAGCAGGTCGCCAGCAGCCACCCAGGCATCGGCGTCGGGGGCGATGTTCGTGGCACTGATGATGCTGCGTTGCGCACGGGTCTTGGCCTCGAAGCCGGCCGGCACATTGAGCTGCCCACCACCGCCCTCGACTGCCAAGGTCACCTGCCCCGCTCCTACCTGCATCACAGAGAAGAACTGACCCTCCTTCCAGTCGGCGCTGCCGCCGGTGTTGGCGCGCATGGTGATGGTGATCGGATTCGGCGAGTTGGCCAGGATCAGCGTGTTGTGCATGTCCCCGCCCAGCGTCACGTTGCCAGTGACGCTGATGATCCGGGGGGCAACGGTGTAGATCGGCGGCTGTCCGATCCACGGCCGCGCGTAGCCGCGCAGGGTGGTAAAGCCTCGCTGCCCATCGGCTGGCGCAGTCGTGAATCGAATTGCCGGAGCCACACCCTCGCCACCAGGCAGAATCTGGAAGTCGCCGGGCTTCGATACCAGGTAGTCCCCGGCCCCTGCCGTCTTCTCCAGCGCAGTGTCGTAGAACAGGGCGTCCAGCACGTCAGCGCCGGCCAGCGGGAAATCAGTTACCTCGCCGTCGCCCTCGAACGACCAGAACTTCGGTGCAATGCCGACTGATCCGCCGCCATTCTGGATCTGCTCGATCAGCACCAGGACGGTGCGGAAGTTCACCGCATCGGCGTCGCCCTTCGCATCGCCCACCCTGATGATGCGGCTGCCCTTGGCGTCCCACACGAACTCGCCGCTGTCGGGATCCTGTACCAGCTGCATGCCGCTGTCGAGCAGCTGCTGCAGCTGCATCACGCGGTAGTCGAATGCGTCCTCATGGATTTCCGGCAGGAACGCGCCCTGGTTGGTGATGTCGGCCGGCTGATCCAGCGGAACAGTGCGCAGGATCAGGACGTCGCGATTCAATGCAGGCGCGGCGTTGAAGGTGACCGTGCTGGTATTTGCCCGCAGTCCGGTCACCGTATACTGCGATGGCGGCACCAGGCTGTATACCGGATGCGTGCCGGTGAACACCTGAATATGCGAGGCCAGGAATGCGCGCGGCCCGGGGAACGCGGTAGCGACACCGTTCCCCACGTAGGTCTTGCGGCGGTCGTTGGCGGAAATGGTCATGGGTGCATCGGCTCCAGAAAGAAGAAGCCCCGCATCTGCGGGGCTGGGTGTGGTCGATTACTGCTCGTCCTTGGGTCGGCGGTACATCAGGTACGCCGCCGCCTCCGCAGGGTTGTCCGGGGTGTACTGCCCGGTACCCACGTCGTAGAGGTACTCGCCGGTGGTCAGCATCTGATTGCTGGGGATGCCGGTCACCGGGCCGGCAGCGCGCACGCCGTCTGTGATGATTTTCTCGGGGTCCAGCTCGCGGTCTTCGATCCAGTCGAATCCCATTGCCTCCAGTGCAGCATCCGAACCGGAGACTGCCAGATCCCATGCACTGTCCCCGAATTTGAACAGAGCAATGCCTGCATCGGCGATCGGGTTCGGCCTGCCCATGCTGGGCTTTCCCTCGATCTTTGCGTCGATGGCGCCCGCTACGTCACGCAAAAGCGGGAACGTCTGGAAGGGGAACAGCAGAGTCTTTCGTGCCAGCCAGGCGCTCCAGTCGTCCCAGCCCTTTTCATCGTCGTCGCCACCATCTGGGCCGCGCATCATCAGGACTTCGAACACCGCGTTGGACAGCACGCCAGCGGCCAGCCAAGTGCCCAGCGCCCGGGCTGGAGACTGCACGCGCCCGAGGTACAGGCCGCGCAGACCAGATTCCTGCAGTCGGTTGTTCATGATGATCATCGGGCCGATGAACATGCGTACCCACTTGTAGCGCGGGTCACGCTCGGCAGCACTGAGGTCCTTCGGCGCACCGGCCTGCTGCGTGGTGCGGATCGACTTGTCGGCCAAGCGCACCGCCTCGTCGATGCTGACGCCCTGCGCCTGGGCCTGCTGGTAGCGGCCCAGCCAGATGGCACGCTCGGCCAGCGGCACCGTCCAGCGGTGCACCTCCATGGCCATTTTCATCGCCGCCGCGCGGATGCCACGCTTCCCCGACAGCTTGCCCAGCACCACCTGATACGACGAATCCAGCGAGTTGGCGCGTTCATCCATGAAGGGCGACAGCGAGTGAATCATCTCGGTCATCTTGCCGGGGTTGCGGTAGTACGCCGCGTAACCGGTGGCCAGGTACTTCGGATCAACGCGCGCCGCCGCCTGGATCGGCGCCACCACGGTGTTGGCGAACACCAGCGGCAGGCGGAAGCCCAGTGCGGCCACTGCAGTGTTCGTCAGGACGGCGTCGCCGATCTTCTCGGCCATACTGGAGCCGGGTTCCGACACCGATGCGCCGCGCACCGCGTTCTTCACGCTGCCGTAGAGCGCGTGATAGGCGCCCTCCGACAGCCGTTGCTGGATCAGGTTCTTCAGCTCCTGGTCTTCCAGCACCCGCAGCGCCTGCTTCACGTAGCCGCGGTGCGAGACATCGGTGATCACGTCATTGAGGTGGCGCGACAGCACGCGGTGGTAGTCCAGCAGCATCGGCGCCGCATACTCGGTGCGCTCCTTCGTGTGGCCCTTGCTGGTCATGGCACGGCTGAAGGTGCCGCCCATAATCTGTTCCTCGGCCGCGCGCGCCTGCTTGACGCCGCCGGCGCCTGCCCGCGGGTCGTACACCGCCGGGTAGTACCCGCCGCGCAGGCTGACTGTCGAACCATCGGCCGCGGTGAAGATCAGCGGCGTCGGCTCGACCTGCTCGGGCGCAACGCCCGAAAGGCGGCGCTGCTGCTCCACGATGTCCGGCCACAGGCTGTTCACCGCGTCCCAGATGCCCTGCACCATCTGCGCATCGGCCGGCGTGAGGTGGCCCAGCATCTCCGCGATGTTCTGGGGCGTGAACTGGACGACCTCGGCGTTCGTGCCGATGAACCCGCCGCGCATCAGCTTGTCGCGATTGCCGGCGTTGCCCATGTTCAGTGCCACGGCCACGATCGTGTTTTTTGACAGCGAGCGCCCCAGGCTCGGCACGTAGACCAGTCGGTTTAGGTCCGCCCGCTGTGCCGGGGTCAGGGCCTTCATGGTCTGCTCCAGCATGCCGCCAACCCGATTGCGCAGCTCAATCCGCTGCTGCTGCGCTGCCTCTGCCTGGTTCCACAGGAAGTCGTGCCAGGGCCCGGTCTCGCCGCCGTCCAGCCACTCCACCACCGTCTCCGGGCGCAGCACCCAGTCCATCAGGCCGGTGTAGGTCGCGCCCACCTTCTGCATCGCGGTCAGGTCTGCGTCGGAAAGCGGCAGCGGCTTGCCCTCAGCGATCGCGCCACGGATTGCGCCGGCCAGCTCCGCCTGCGCGCTTTCCCATTCGCGCTGGTCCTTGTTGCTCAGCAGCTGGTTCTTCAGCTTGGCCAGACGCGCAATGTTGGTCACCGCGTCGTGCAGCTCGCGGAATTCGGTAATCGGCAAGTCGGCATAGTTCGTCACGCTTTCCGCCTCGACCCGGGCCAGCAGCGCATCGCTTACGGCGGTCAGATCGTCCTCGGCCTGGCGAGCTTCCACCCACTGCCGCAGGCTTTGCCGGCGCGCAACGGCCCGGCCGGACACGTCGCGGAACTCGTAGGTGTCGGCGATGGTGTCCATCGCTTCCAGGTAGTCGGCGCCCGCCTTGCCCAGCCGCTCGCGGGCCTGCGGGGTCATCTGCCGGCGGATGTAGCCAACCTTCGACTCGACCTCCTGCTGCACAGCGCGGGCTTCGGCGAACAGAACGGCGTTCAGGGCCTGCTGCCGCTTCGCCTGCAGGGCATCGGCAAACTTCCCCTTGGCCGCCGCCTGCGCCGCCGCGCGGGCAGCCTTTCGCTCGGCTACCAGGTATTCGTTCGGTCGGATCTGGCGCGCGGTCTTCTCAGCCAGGAGCGCCTGCGCAACGGCCTTCAGCTCGCGCCGGTTCGGCCGGGGCTCCTTGGCCAGGTCTGCCAGCACACCCAGCTCCCGCTCCAGCAGCTGGATCTTGCGGCTGCCGTGAACCGCATCCAGGGCCCGCTGCGGCAGCGTTCCGTCGGTCATCGGGTCGCCGTGGCGCGCCTGCATCCGCGCATCGGCCTCCGCGTTCACGCCGGCCAGGGTCTGCCGTACCGTCCACAGGCCCTGCACCAGCTCGTCGGCGGATGTGAAGCCCAGCATGGCTGCCACCTCTTCGGGATGGGTTCCGCCCTTGCGCGCGTAGACCCGGCCCATCTTGCCCAGCAGGCCATCGCCGTAGGTCGCCGCCAGCACCGCGCGGTCCAGCTTCAGGCCCTGCAGCTGCTCCGGCACGGGCTCGCCGGCGGCTTCCTTGCGCCCGGTCAGCACGCGGTAGGCGCGCACGATCGGCGTGGCCTCGACCTCCGCCTCTACCTCGCTGCGGATGTTGGCCAGCTCGTCCTTCCACCAGCGCTCCCGGGCGCGTGCATCGGCTTCCTGCAGCTGCGCCATCAGGTCAGCCTCAGCCTGCTCGCGCGCGGCGGCCACCTGCGCCTGATAGTCCGCGAACTGCCGCTCGGTCATGCCCAGCGCCTGCGCTTCGGCCAGGTCGCGCGCGATGGGCTCGAAGCCGACCCGGGCCTGCGCCGCATCGATCTCTTCCTGGCTGGCCAGCATGCGGTCGAACACGCCGCGCACTTCGTCGGTCAGCTCCACGTCCAGATTCCGCAGGCTGCGGTAGACGCCGAGGATCCACTGCTTGAACTGGCTGAAAACGGACTGCAGCTCAGGCGTCGGCGCCCTGCCCTCGCCAAGGTAGGCCTCGAAGCCCCGGGCGAACTGTTCGTGCTGATCGACGCCGATCTGGTCCGCCGACTCGACACCGAACCATTTCAGCAATGCGTCCAGGTCGGAGCGCAGCTGGGGGGCAGCGTCCTCTGCCGTGGCCAAGTCGCGGTAGACCTCCAGGAAGAAGTGCCCCGATTCGTGCAGGAAGGTGGACAGGTCCGCCCCCCTGAACAGGCTGATCTGCATCGACCGGCCCTGGCCAATCTGAATCTGCCCCGGGGGGCCGCCTCAGACGACTGGAAGAACGGCCGGGCGTTGAAAGCCGGCAGGACCTCTGATAGCGTCAGCCCCGACGTCGGCAGACCGCGGGTACGCAACTCGGACTCGGCCGTGCCGGCCCGCTCCATGGCACCGACGTCAGACCCCGATTGGCGCAGCGCTTCGCTGCCGAGGCCGTCGGGGTTTCCTATTTCAAAGCCCTCGAAATCGTAGGCGCGGCGGACACCGTCGTTACCCACCCTGTAGACCAGGCGAACCGGGTAGACCTGGCCGTCGTATTGGACCGCCGATGCCGCGTAGGCGTAGGAAACCGTCTTGTCGTCCGTGTCGACCGAGGTGGCGTGGATTGGGGCCGACTCCACCAGCGCCGGCAGCTCCCGTGCGACCGCCTGGCGCAGCGGGTCACGGCGGCCCTTGGACATGACCTTCTTCCGGCCGCGGGATGCGAAGCGCACGGGCTGCCCATCCGGTGCGGTGACCTCGGTGCCGTCCTGCTGCGTGCGCATCAGCTCGTTCGACTCGGTGAACCACTCGGCCGGGTTGCCGGTGGTGGGCTCCAGTTCGATCACCGGCACCGGCGTATCGGGGGCAAGGCCGGTGGGCACTTCGTCAGTGCGGGTCGGCTGGAACAGGATGTCTCCGGCCAGCACCTCGCGCGCAGCGGTATCCGGCAGCGCCACGCTCCAGGTCTGCCGCTGACCGTCAATCGGGTCGTCTTGCACGATCTCGCCGCCGGTGCGTTCGGCCTCGGTGCGGGCCTGGCCCAGCGTCAGGAAATCGCGCGCCTGCCCCCGTTCGTCCGCCAGCAGCCACTGGCCGGCGCGCTGCACATAGGCGCTGCCATAACGCTCGATGGTCTGCTGGCCGCGGCCGTCGGTGGCCACCTGCGGCCGGCCGAACAGGCTGCGCAGCGCATCCATGCCCCGCTGCATCAGCGTGCGCGGCTGGTTCTCGCCGCCCTCTGCCGGCGCCTCGGCTGCCTCGATGCCGGCGGCATAGCGTTCGTACAGCGCCACCGGATCCTGCCCCGTGACCTCGCCCAGGCGGCCGAACATCGCGCCCCACAACTGTGCCTGGCTCTCGGCTTGGGCCGGGGTGTAGCGCTCGGTTCCAACCAGCTGCGCCATGACCGACTGCTGCACCTGCGCGCGGGCATTCGCTGCGGCCTGGTCCGGTGCCGGCGCGTCTAGCGGCACGCCAAGCTCGCGGGCCATCGCATCGATGTCGAGCGATTCCAGCTCCGCGGGCGACAACCCGTCTGCGGTCGTGCGAGCGTTGCGCAGGATCTCGTCGCGGTTCGGCAGCCGCGGGACAGCAGCCATCCACTCGGCCATTGGGATCACGACCTGACCGGTCGCCAGCTGCTCGGCCAGCGCCGACTCGCCGCCAACCATGTCCTGCAGTACCTGCGGTGCGGACTGGAACAGCGTCTGCGCCTGGTCAGCGTCCAGATACACGCGCGCGTCTTCGCCGGCCACCTGCGCCGTCAGCGCCTTCATGTCCTCCGGCGAGCGTTCCCCCAGTTTCAGCTCGCCGGCAAGCTCGGTGGCAGCGCGCAGCCGGTCGTTGCTCTGGCCCGACTGCATCACCTGGTCCAGGCGCTCGTTGATCCACCGCACCTGCCCGGACGCGCGCGCAGCACGGTAGTTGGCGTGCACCTCGACCGCACCGGTGGGGACCTCGGCCAGGCCCTCCATGATGATGTCGCCCCACTTCAGGCGTTCCTCGGTCAGCAGCTGCGCCGTGGCCTCGCCGGCCGCTCCGCCACCCAGCTGGACGCCGGCCTCGGCGCCGGTGCGCAGGATCGCCGAGGACGCGCTGCGTCGGGCGTTGTTGATGAAGTGGCCCGCCACGCCGGCAGTCAGCGCGTCGAACACGCCGATCGCCACGCCGCGCTTGGCCGCCTTGTCGCGCGCGGCGGCCATCTTCTGCGGGTCGCGCAGGAACTGGCCAACGGCGTAGGCGTCGGTCGGGTCGACCTTCGCGTCCTGCATGGCGTCGGCGATGCTGGCGCCGAACTCGGTCAGGCCCGAACCGGTACCGGCAGAGGCAGCCGTCACCACGCGGCTACCGCCGCCAGTGGCTGCGGTCAGTGCCAGACCCGGGGCGCCCATACCGATGGACTGCCCCAGCGTGACCGCAATGGCGCCCAGTGTGTCGCTGCCGCCGCCGGCCAGCTCCCGCACAGCACCGCTGAAGCTGCCCGCCTTGTTCGCCCGGTCGAAGGCCTCGAAACCACGGGTGGTGCTGGCGCTGGTCACCTCCGCAGCCTGCGCCTTGCGTTCCAGGTCTGCGCGCAGTGCCGCTTCCTCGGCCGAGCGATCCGTGGTCAGGCGGCCCGTCACGGGGTCCATCACCGCCGGGCCATCCGGCAGCAGTGCCAGTGCATTCGCCTTGCCGCGCTGCCAGCCGCTGACGATGCCGCCGATGACCTGCTCCAGGATGTTCGGCTCGGCAGTCGCACGCGCTTCACCGGTCACCAGCGAGTTGGCATAGGTGGCCAGCTTCGGCGCCTCGTCGCTGGCCAGAGCCATGCGCCGCGGATCGCTCAGGAAGTCACCCACGTGCGGCGATGCGCGGCCGGCGTCGTCGATCTCCTGCCGGCGCGCGTCCTGCTCGTAGTCGGCGAGGTTCGCCGCCACGACGCCGAAGGGCTGGCCCAGCTGATCCGAAAGCTGGTTCGCGCGCGCGGCTTCTTCTGGCTTCTGGCGGGTGCCGGTGTAGGCACTGCGCAGGGTCACCTGCCGGTTGCTCTCGATCTCATCCGACAGTTCGTCGAAGCCTTCCAGCACGTTGTCGATCACTTCTTGGCTCCTTGGCTCTTGCGGGCGAGGTACTGAGTGACCCAGGCGTCAGTCGGGGGGCGCCCGTACTTCTCGGCGTATGCGCTCCGCACCGCGTCACGGTCGGCCTGACTGACCTGCAGGTCGAACTGCGCGGCGCTGCTGTAGAGCCCCACCTTCACCTTCGGGTTGGCCTTGAACTTCCCGTCCTTCTCCTGGATCGCTCCGAGTCGGCCGGCCTGCAGGTTCTGGGCGAACTGCTTGGCCGTGGCCGCCAGCAGCACGTCGGCCTGCTCGGGGGTTGGCTTCTTGCCCGTGGTCTGCACGAAAGCGGTCTGCGCGTTCTGGTAGGCAATTGAGAATTCGCCGCGAAGCGCGGCGCGGAATTCGTTGCTCTTCTTGGATCCTTCCCCGGTGGCATCGCCTTCAGTTGCGATGCCCAGCATCTGGAAGCCGCGATCGCGCCGGTCTTTTTCGTTCATCCAATCGGCCCGCTTGGCCGGGTCGGTCACCTTGGTCTGGTCTTCGGCGAAGGCCTTCAGCGTCTTGCCGCTGAGCTTGTCGGCGTACTGGCCCAGCGGCAGCTTGGCGAACTCGGTCGGACGCAGGGCCTGCATACGCTGCAGCTCGTCTACCGTGGCCGGGTCGTCCTGGATCACCGCCCCTTCTGCGGTCAGCTTGCGGTAGCGGTTGATCGACTCGGACAGGCTGGAATCCTGGCCCACCAGCGCCAGCTCAGCCGGAGCCAGAACCTGCGACAGCGGCACGCTCGCGCCGGCGGCAGCCACCTTGTCGTAGATCGACATGGCCGCAGCCTTCTTCGCCTGCTCCAGCCGGTCCTTGCGCTGCGCGTAGATGTCGCGCAGGTAGCCTTCAGTGGCAGCACGCTGGTCCGGCGGCATGGTGCGCGGGATCGCAGCAATGGCATCGGCCAGCGTCGACGGTGCGGCCGTTGCAGCGGCAGCGGCCGGCGTTCCCGGTGTTGCACCCTGCCCCGCGGACGACGCCCACCGCGCGGAGCGGCCCATCACCTGTCGCACGTATAGCGCCGTCTTGGGGTTCTGCGCTGAGCGGCCACGGTTCACCACGGCATCGGCTCCACCTTCTCCAGCGAAATGCGCGGCTATGGCGAACGCCCGGCCGCCCTTGGCCAGCCGTTCCTTGTACTCACGAGCTGCGCGCCGGGCAGACGCTGCAGCGTCCCTGCGGTCGATGCCGCCAGCGCTGGTGGCGCGGTACTGGAACAGGCCGGTGGCCTGGTCGCCGTCATCCAGCACTTCAGGGTTGACGGCGTCGGCACGGAATCCAGATTCCTGTTCGGCCAGCGCATACAAATCCGCGCGACCTGCTGCGTCCAGCCCCTCGGCCTTCGCGGCGTCATCGATCGCCTTGGCGATGGCTGCGGAGGGTGTGCCCCTTGCCGCTGGCGCCGGCAACGGTTCGACCGCACCGCGGCCATCGGCCAGCGACTGGGCCAGTTCATAGGCCGCGCGGTCCTTCACCACCGGGTACAGCGTGCGCTCGACCTGCGCGCGGTCCTCCGGCGTCATCTGGTCCGCGTAGCGGTGGTAGTAGTCCTCTGCCGCAAACGGGTCGCGGGTGGCCATCGCCGCAGCCGTCTGCTTGCGCACGGACGATACGATGCCGCGCTCGCTGGCCTTGATTGCTTCCGCGCCCATGCCCTGCGTCTGATAGGCGGCGCTGGCGATGCCCACGGCTTCCTGCAGCCGCACGTCGGCCAGCCCGAAGTCGCCGGACATGCCGGCGCTGACGGCGTCCTGTCCAATGTTGTCGATCGTCGCCTTGCGCTCGTTGGCCTCATAGGCGCTGTACTCGCGATCGGCGTAACTGTTGAGCCGACCCTGCACGGAGTCGCGGAAGGAGAACGACACCTGGTCAAATCGCTGCTGCTGTTCCGGCGACAGCCGGCTGCGGATTTCCGACACCCGCTGGTCGAGGTCGCCCAGCAGCGCATCGTGCGCCTGAAGCGCGTTTTTGCCCTGGTACTTGGCAATCCCGTCGGCATTGGCCGGGTTGAAGGTAGCGCCCTCCCAGTCCGACAGCTCGCGGCGTGCCTCCATGACCGCCGTCAGGTCGGCGCGCTGCTTCTGCTGCTGAAACAGGTCGGCCGCCGCCTGGCCGACGGCACCTGCGGTACGGCTGAGCGGGGACAGGTCGACCTGTGCGGTGTTGCGGACCTGCGGACCCAGCTGGGCCTCGACCTGCGGCCCGCTGGTGCGGGGGATCAGGGTCGCCATGTCACAGCCCCCAGCGGCGCGAGATGCGCGCGTTGTTGCGCATGGTGATGGCGTTGGCCTGCCCGGACAGGTTGCCACCGACGCCTCCAGCACCGGCGCCACCCATGCCTCCAAAACCCATGCTCGCCGCACTGGCGAGCGATCCCAGGATCGTGCCGGTCGCCTGCGCGTTGCCGCTCCAGCGGGCCAGCTCTCCCTGCGTCCGCTGGTTCTGGGCCTGTGCATTGAAGCCCCATGCTTGGCGCGCAGCGTTCATACGGATGGTCTGCTGGTCGACCTCACCGAACAGTGCGGTTTCGCCCAGGATCTCCGCCGGCGTCCCGAGCGTCGGGTCGATGTTGTTGGCGGCGATCGCGGCGCGCTGCTGCCCCAGCGCAATCCGCGTGCGCCAGGCCTGCTGCTCCATCTCGCGCGTGGCCAGCGCATTGGCCTGGTCGGCATCAGCCTGCGCCAGCGTTGCGTTGTTCTCGGCGACCTGCGCGCTGGCCTGGCCCTGCTTTCGCTGGACGTCGGCCTGATAGGCGCCTGTAACGAGAGTGGTCGCCAAGAGGGCGACAACGGGGTTGCACAAAGGAAGTCTCCTTACTGCCCGGCGCAGGCCTTGGCCTGCCGCAGCTTGATGGTTCGATAGGACGGTGCGCCGTCCGTGCGCCAGTACCGGTTTGAGCAGATGTGGGACACATGGCTCTGGGTCACGCCGAACAGCCGGCCAATGGCCGTGGGGCGCATGCCGTCCTTGCGCAGTTCCTTGATGCGGGCCACCTGCTCGGGAGAGAGACGGGCGCGGTGGCTACGGCGCACGTTGACGGCCTGAGTCACGGCCTCCAAGTGCGCGGGGTTGCAGCAGGCGCGGTTTCCGCACAGGTGGTCCAGCACCATCCCCGCCGGCACCTGGCCGTGCAGGCTCTCGTAGACGCGCCGATGCATGCGGTTCGACCCGGCACCGACGGTGCTGGCCCGCGAGTAGCCGTCGCGATCGAGGGCGCAGTCTTCCCCGCTGCGCTTCAGCGGGATATGGCACTGGCTGATGTAGCCATGGTCGTGTTCGCGGAACCTATGCACCGTCGGCGCTCCAGTAGAACGGTATGAAAGGGGCGCTGTCCGGTCCGACCGGCACCGGCGCGCGGAAGTGGAAGCCCAGCCAATGCAGCCAGCGCTGCGCGGCTTCGTTGCGCTGGTCGACGACGTTGAACAGCATTGAGGGGAACGCCTGCTGCATCCTGGCCAGGGCCGGTCGCGACAAGCGCAGCAGTTCCTTCTGAGCCGCAAGCGGGTTCAGGCCAGTCGAGCCCACCATCCAGGGCGTGCCGATGCCGCCGAGAATCGAGTAAGGCGTGGCGCCGAACATGCACACGGGCACACCGCGCACCATCGCGGTCCACGCTTCGGCGCTCCCGGCCAGGCCGCGCTGCAGGGCCTCGGCGGGCGTGGTGCGAGCGCATGCCCACAGTTCGGCTACGTCTGCAGGCCGTGCCGCCGATGCGATCGCCTCGATGTGGCCGGCCTCTGCCGGCACCAGCTCTGCGGTGATCTTCATCAGGACGCCACCACCTGTGGCATCAAGGACAGGATCTCCATCGGCAGCGGGTCGTCGCTGATGATGTGGAAGTGACCACTGTCCACGCCCCACCGGCAGGACATGTTCTTCGTCAGGACGCCGGTGTACGCACCCGTGGGCTCGTCGTAGTTCTCGAACTCCCGCTGTGCGATGGGATCCAGCGTGTCCAGCGTGGTGCCGACGTAGACGCCGCGGGTATTGCGCACCAACAGCGCTACCTCGAAGGCGAGTTTCTTCATCGGCCGCAGCGGGTCGCCACCGTTGGCATTCACCTCCAGCGTCTCAATGTGGGCGGTGTATGGCAGGCCGATGTGCACCACGCCGCCCGGGCGCTGCAGCTGCACCTTGCCGTCGACCACCTGCAGATCCTTCTGCACGTTGCCATCGACCAGGGCCACCACGGCTTTGCCCTCCAGATGGCCCATGCCGGCGATCGCCGAGCGCTGGTAGGTCCAGTCCTGCACAGCGACGCCGCGCAGCGCCAGCGGCACTGAGCCAATCGATTCCACCGTCGCGACCGTGGGCGACACCACAGTCATGACCCGCACGCGCACGTGTTCATCGCCAGCTGCCAGCCGCAGAATGTTGCCCACGTCCCCCGCTCCGCTGAAGATTGCCGCGCCGGTCGTGGCCGTGATCACTGCGCCCTCGTTCCACCCATCGGTGCTGGTCAGGGTCATCGACGAGCCGTTCGGACGCCGGCCGTCGTAGGTCAGCATGCTGTCCGCATACTTCCAGTCGAGTGGATCGTCGTACCGGGTCGGCGCCATCTGCTCCACGTACTGGACCCATTCGCCGTTGATGAGGCGGCGCACCAGCAGGTAGACCTCGGTTTCGATCTCGCCAGGTAGGCAACAGACGTCCAGCACCTGGCCGTCGGTTTCGTGCGGATGCCAGCCAGTGACCTCCTGCTCGGGCATATACGTGCAGCCGATCAGCACACCGTCCGTGCGTGGCATCCACAGGATCGGCCAGGGCGCCGTGCTGTATTCGATGCCGCGGAACGTGTAGCCCTGCACCAGGTGATCGGCCCAGATGCTGATCTCGTTGCCGCGGAAGCCGTCCTTCTCGAACTGGTAAGCCAGATCGCGCACACGCTGGCCCTGCGCCTGCAGGAACACCGCCGACTCGCCCAGCACCCGCGCCTGCAGGTCGCCGGTGCCATACGCGGACTGCGGCTTGATGCCGATGGTGCTGGGCGTCACAACTGAATCCTGCCCGCCGGTGACCTTCCACTCGCCGCCAGTCGTCAGCACCAGCAGGCTGTCCAGCGGAACCAGGTCGCGAATCGCATTCACCTGGCGCGCGTTGATCGTGAACGACACCGCGTCGCTGTCGACGATCGGCGAGCTGCGGCCGAAGTTGGGGTAATCGCCGATGTTCGACGCCCACACGGTCTGGGGATCGCCAGGGCTGCCGGCGAACCACAGGCGGTCGCCAAAGAACTCGACCTCGCCGGGGTAGCCGTAGCGATACGACCATGCGCCGACAGCCCATACGTCGGTGCCGCCGACAGCGCCGGCCGCGTACTGCGTCACCACGATGTTGTTGGTGCCGGTCGGCGGTGCCTCGTAGAAGTTGATCAGGTCCGCGCCGGGATCGATCGTCCAGCCCTGTGCCATTACTGCGCCTCCTGCGCGACGTTGCCGCCGCGACCGATACCGCCACCACTGGTGCCGCCAGTGCCGCTGCCACCCGGGTAGTACGGATTGGATTGGACCGGCACGCCGTCGATCTTGACCTGGTAGTCCAGGTAGCTGCTGCTGGTCGCGCCAGGGATGGAGAACTGTTTCGTGGTGCCGTCGCCGTTGAACGTCCACGGACCGGCCACCGGCGGTGGCACGTTGCCCACGATGCTGTCGGGGATCCGCTCGATCACCGTGGCGGTGACGTCGAACGGGCTGGTGAACGCGGTGATCTTCATGATTCCGAACCCGCCATGCACGTATTCCCATTCGACCCCGACGGCGTAGTCGTTGACGTTGTCGAACTTCACGTCCTGCGGGCCGTCGAACGCACGGCCGCTGTCGTGCACGGGGCGCACGCTGCCGCAGACGTAGTACGGCGTTCCTTCCAGGCCGGTCAACACGGGGACGCTCACGCAGCGGTAGACCTTCTGGTCGCTCCGGCGGAGGGCACCCAGCGGCACGTTCTTCTCCGCCGCCACCCAGGGCTTCACCGAGCGCAGTTCCTTTTCCTCGGCGTACAGCAGCGAGCCGACCATCTCCGCGGTGAAGGTCGGCACGTTGGTGGTCACGGTCACCACGCCCTGGGTACCGGACACCGCCAGCAGAGCGGCCTCGTCGTTGTTGAACGGGCGGAATGGACCACGCCGGTACTCGAAGTCGCGCAGTTCGAACTGGTCGACGGCAAGGCGGCGCAGCTCCTTCGGCGGGATCCACGGGTGCACCAGGAACAGCACGTCGGCCGACTGCGTGTGCCGCACCTTGTAGATGTCCTCGCCGGTGTAGGGTGTGGCCACCTCGACGATGTCCCCCGCCCCATTGCGCAGCAGCGCGCCGCCTACCCAGAACCGCATGTAGCCGTCGCCCATCTCGATCGCGTACTTGACCGTGGTCGAGTAGATAAACGGGATAAAGCGCGTGGCGCGTTCGTTGTGCTTGGCGCCGCCGCGGAATAGATAGCCCGGACGCTTCTCAGCGCCACCGGTGGGCTTGGTGATGACGTTGCGGCAGGTCTTCAGGCTGATGGCATAGCGCACCATGTCGACGCGACCCTGGAGCCCGGGCGACAGCTCGCCGCCGGACATGCTCGGTTGCAGCAGACGTGCCATGGTCAGGCCCTCGCCATCTGGGCCATGGACGGCTGGCGCTCGTCCTCGTCGGCCTCGTTGAAGTCGTGCGCCGCGGCCTGGCTGAGCGCGAGCTGGTATAGCTGCTTCAGGCCCGACTTATTGGAGAAGCCATTTGCCCCGATGATCGTCGGTGCCGATTCCTCGGCCAGCTTGCAGGCCAGCGCATCGACGAAATGCGCCGGATAGCGCTCCGGGTCTTCAACGCGTGCGACGTAGATCAGATAGGCCTCGGCCTGATCGCACAGCAGCGAGGTGCCGTCCGTGCCCATCGCCTGCTCGAATTGGATGCCATGGCACTGGCGGAACTGCGGCGCGCACCAGCGCGACAGTCGGCGGCCAGCGCGCATGCCTTGGTCGTCGGTGATGGCCAGCACTGTGATGCAATCCGACGGGCGCGCGTAGCGAATCTCCCAGCCCGGCATCGGCGCCTCTGCGCCAACCGCCAGGCGCTGGGCCTTCATCGCCCACGGCCACAGCCGGTCGGCCAGCACCAGGTCGCGCATCGGCTCCCACAGGCGCGAGAACACGCGCGCCTCCTTCGAGCGCTCCGTCAGCGAGGTAATCGTGATGTCCTGGGCCAGCTTGCCCAGGGCCAGGTTGCAGATTTGGACCTGGGAAGCCATGGCTGCTCCTTATCGACCGTTCTTCTTGCTTTCGGCCGCGGCCTTTTCCTTGGCGCGCGCAGCGTCGGCTTCCTTCACGGCGGCCTTCGCCTCGTCGTTCAGCGGCTTCAGCAGCACGCCCGGCGTGCCGGCCCAGAACACCTTTTCGCCCGGCTCGTAATCGCGACCGTTGATCTTGTGGGCGCGCTTGGTGACCTCGTAGAGGGCACCGCTGGTGCCTTCGGGGGGAGGCTGCCGCGCACGGCCTTGTTGGAGCGCTGTGCGCTCTTGCTGGTTGCTTCGGACATCGTCGACTCCTGTTCTGTCGAAGGAGAGCCGGCGGTAGAAGCCGCCGGCTCTGTGGTGGCACCGCTGGTGCCTTCGGGGGATCAGCTGCCGACAGCAGCCCAGTACGCGCGATACAGCTGCGGATCGCGCGTCAGGAACGCCGAGACGGAACCGCCGGTCATCGGACCGGTGCCAACCGTGTAGCGCAGGCCCAGGTAGCGCAGGTAGTCACCGCTGGGCAGGGCCACCACGGCCACAGTGGTGCCGCCCTTCAGCGTGGCCAACGCCAGTGCGCCGGTGCTGAAGTGGACATTGGCCGAGGTCAGGCCAGCAGCCGCGGACGATTCAAGGCTCGCGGCCAGGGTTGCAGCGCCGGCAGCGGCGAAGTCGGTGTCCACCTGAATCACCAGATAGATCGGCTCCGGGCCGCCCAAGTCCTTCACCGGGTTCTTGTCGGTACCGGTGTCGATGACGTTGGTGGAGATGGCCGTGGCGGTCACCGCCTGGCCGTTGGAGAACTCGTTCTGTGCGTCGAGGATCATTACGTTGCTCCGGGTTGGATGGGTTGCGGCACACCTGCCCGATTACGGGAAGGTGATCGCCGATTCGTTGACCGACAGGGCGTCGACCCGGCGCACCGGGATGCCGTCGAACTGGACCGCCTTGCGGCCAGCGACTTCGCCCATCGACAGCCAGACGTTGTCCTTGTTGGTGATCTGACGGCGCAGGAAGCTGCGAACGGTGCGCGGCACGTAGAACGCCAGCTTCACGGCCTCCGGCGCGTTGATCTGCTCAACCGCCTGGACCATCAGGTCGATCAGGTCGGCGCCGGCCGAGGCGTCCTTGGTCAGGGCGCTCATGTCCACGTTTGCGACGCGGACGATGTTGCGCCAGTCCTTCACGGCGATGCCGTGGTGCCATTCAAACCAGTCGCGGTAGGCCGGGAACTCGTTGCCGTCGGCGTCCTTGACCAGCTCCTCACCGTAGTCCTTGTGGACCAGGCCAGCCTTCGAACCCTTCGGGTAGATGCCGTAAGCGCCTTCCTTACCCCAGCCGATCAGCCAGATCGACGAGTTGTCGGTGCCGGTGCCGCCGCCGTTGATCAGCTGCACGGCGTTCTCGGCATCGTCCTTGTCCGCGGTGCTGAAGCGTGGCGCGAAGCCCAGGAACTGCTCCGGGTTGATGTCCGTATCGCCGTAGAACAGACGGTCGGCGAACGTCTGATTCATCGCGGTGAAGTGGCCCATGTTCTCGCGGACGCGGAAGTCGGCCGCATTCGGGGACAGGTCGGCCAGCGCCTTGTCGATCTTGCCCAGCGAGGTGAGCATGCCAGTCGACTCGGTCACGTCGGCATAGCGGCTCTTGCTGGCCGGGATACCGGCGTTGAGCTTGCGATACACGGCCGACGGCAAGCCGGTGCGAACCGCCAGGCGTTCGCCGGTGGTCTGGTTCGCCTCGAACCACGGGATGTCGTCCAGGATGGGATTCTGCTCGGTCAGCAGTTCGGCCACCGGCAGCGGGGTGCCATCGCCGGTGTACAGCTTCGATGCCTCCAGCAGGGTCGGCATGGTGTTTCCGATAACAGCCATGGTGCTTGCTCCTTGAAATGAAAAAACCGCCTTGCGGCGGCTGAGGGTTGGTGGGTTGAGGTAGTGGGGTTACTTCATGTCCGGGTACATGCGCTGCCCCAGGCTGCGCTCGCCGGCGGCGCTGGTGGTCGAACCACCGAGGCCATCCATGGGGCTGTCCCGCAGGAAGCGACCCATGAACGCGAACGCGTTGACCATGGCCGGGTGGTTGCCCCAGCCCTGTTCGTTGAACGCCTTGGTCAGCTCGGGATCGTTGATCGCCTTCACAGCAGTGGTGGCCAGGCTGACCGTTTCGTCGTACTTGCTGCCCAACTGCTGCTTCGTTTCCGTGCCCCACTGCTCGATCTGCAGCAGGCGCTGTGCTTCCACAGCCTGCTGCAGTGCCCCCGCGTCCTCGCCGGCCATGCGGGTGTACAGGTCGATGGCCTCCTGGGCCTGTTCCTGCGTCCACCCCTTGGCCTTGAAGAACTCGGTGGCCTGTCCGAGGCGGTCGCCTTCGAGGGAGAACCCGTCCGGCACCTTGAACGCCTCGTACTGCTCCGGTGCGGTTGCGGCGGTTTCACTGTCGGGCTTGCCGGCCTTGCCGCCCTCGCCCTGGGTGTCCTTGCCGGTCGCGCCCGTCGCTTCACCCCCATTCCCCGTACCCTCGGTGCCCGGCTGGCCATTGGCGCCGGTGCCCTGCTGTCCCGTGGTGCTGGTGGTGGTGTTGCTGCCCTCGCCTTCGCCAGAGTTTTGGGTGCTGGTCGTGGTGGCGGATTCAGTCGACATCGTTGGTTTCCTCGGGTTGCTGCAGCTGTGAAAGCAGCCGCTTCAGTTGAGTGTTGGCCTCGGCGCGCATCTGTGCTTCACGCTCCGGGCAGGCCTCGCGCATGGCATGCAGCCACCATTGGCCAGCCTCTTGGCGGCCAATCTTCTTGGACTGCGTCATCGCATTCGGGTTGAACGCACTCTCGTCAACATCCATGGCTTGGATGAAGGTCCACACAAGACGCCGCCCAGCTGGCTCCGCGAGCGTGGCCTTCAGGTCGTTGTGTAGTTGGCGGAGCTGAGCCTTTTCGAGCTGGCTGATGCGGCGCTCCTGCTCGTCTTCCTCGGGACTGCGACCTGGCCGACTCATGCGGTCGCCCCTTGCATCGCATCAATCAGCGCCTGGGCTGCGGAGCCTTCCTCTGGCACCGTGTCGCTGGCGGTCTTCAGTGCCTGGGACGCGTCCTTCAGTGGCTGTGCGGCAGCCGCGAGCTGCTGCTGGCGCTGCTGTTGGGCACGTTCGGCGCGGATGCCGGCCACAGCCTCGTCACTCCGCACGATGGCTGCTGGCCCGCCTACGGCCGCGGTGTACTCGTCGACCACCTGGTCCGCGTCCAGCTTGTCCATGACCGATGGGTCGCCAGTGGCCTGAGCAACGCCGGCGACGAACTGCACCGTGCGCTCGATCGATCCCACTGCAGCAGCCTTCGCGGCCTGGGCCAGGATGCTGGTGTATTCGATCTTCAGGGGCACCAACGCGAGAATCTGCGGCGGCTCGGGGATCCGGCCAGCACGCTCCAGCAGGCGGAACACCCGAATAATCACCGGATCCAGCACCTCATCCGTGATGGATTCCAGCGTCGGCGCCAGCACCGCCGCCTTCTCTTCCTTGCGGGTGGCGATCTCGGTGGCAGTGCGGTCGGTCTTGTCGCCCAGGGCCTCCAGCATCAGGAACAGCTGGTAGAAGAAAGACCGCTGGATGCGCTGCTCGATCGTGGCGATCTCTTCCCGGACCTGCTGCACGCCCCTGGGGTCTGGGGTGTACACAGGGGCTACGTTGGCGTTCACCGAATCCTGCGGCAGGTAGATCATCCCGCCCTTACGCAGCCGCGCACCACCAGTGCGTCGCAGCGACTCGGGGGCACCGAGCGTGGGATCTGACACCATTTCCATCAGGCGCAGCTTCTCGCCTTCCAGATACTGCAGCTGCTTGATGTCGCCGAGGCAGTCGATCGCCGGGGAGGTGGAGTAGACGTCCTCCGCGACCGGGTTCCAGCGAGCCACGACATGCGGCGCCTCGTAGTGGCCACCGATGTCGATCACCCCGCTCTCGCCCTCACCGCAGCCATCGATCCACACCACCTCGCGATAGGCGCGGTACTGCGGCGCCTGCAGCCCCAACGGGCCGATGCCAGGCCGCTCGTCCGGATTCGGCTCGATCAGCGATTCGACCCAGAACGTGCGGTCGCCATTCTGCGGAAGTGCCTCACGCACACGCGCCGGCAGCTTCTCCTGCCCGTAGCGCTGCTCCAGCTGGCGCGCGGTCTTGGTGTAACGGCGCCACAGCGAGTCGACGCGCTGCTGATCGTCCAGGCCGACAGCGTAGGTGCCGGCCGTCAGCGAGTAGAAGCGCACGACCTCGTTGGGGTCTTCCAGGATCAGCATCGGAGCAGTGCCGAACAGACCATCCTCGGTGTAGACCACCGGCATGGCCTTGTAGAAGTTGCTGCTAGCCAGGGCGTCCCGGATCCGTGCCGCCACATCGTCCAGCCAGACACGGACGCCGAACTGCTCTGCCATCGCCGGGTCTGGCGTGGTCACGCGGAACCAGGGCTGCGCCTTGGGCGTCATGTGCGACATCATGCCGGCCGCCATAACCCGCAGAACCTCGGTGGCGGTGCTGTTGATGACCTTTGCGCGGTTGCGCTTGCGCGGCTTGTTGTCGTTCTCGCCGTAGAAGCGCCCACGGGTCGGGTCGACGTATTCGGACACCTGGCGCCAATCCGGGATCCAATCCGTCTGGGCATCCAGCATTGCCTTCTTGCGGCGCCGGCAGTGCGCACGCAGCTCCATCATGTCCATCAGCCGCCCCCCAGCACGGTGTTGCGCGGAGCCGTTCCACCCAGCGCGGTTGTCGTCGGCGCCAGCGATCGATAGGCCACAGAGGACACGCCGCTGCTGGCGTAGGTGCGGCGCTCGTCTTCGGCTTCCTTGCGAGCGCGGCGCACGCGGCCGGTCGGATCACCCACGGCGGTCTTGGTGATGCCGATCGGGTCGGCGTACTTGCCGGTCTTGTCGCCGAACAGCAGGCCACCCGGATCGATGATCTGGCGCGAGGTGCACATGGCGTCAGGCACCCAGCGCCGTCTTGACCGACGCGGTCGGCATGGCCGCGCTGGTGTCGCCAGCCAGGATGGTCGACCTGCTGCCGAAGCGCAGGCGCTGCCGCTGGCGCTCGCGGTCGCGCTCGTTCACGGCGGCATCGTCGATCGACTCGGGCGCCACTTCGGGCGCTGCGGCCACCGGCTTCACCTTGGGGGCGGAGTTGCACATGGAGATTCCTTCAGGACAACGGGTTGTAGGGCTCGCCGGCCTGCTGGTCGGCGTGGTCGCGATGCTCCATTGGCGACCCATCGGGGAAGCGCGGCCGGGGCATCACGGGGTATGCGAAGGACAGCACCAGGGCGTCGGCCCGGTTGGGGCTCGGCAGGCCGCGGCGCTTCATGTCCTTCTTCGATTCCATCTGCAGCTTGCCGTCGAGGCGCGGCACGGTTTCTGGTGCCTGCAGCTCGTCGCGCAGCTGCGGGTCTTCAGGGATGGCACCGCCTTCCTTCAGCCAGTCGCGGCAGGCTTTCCACATCTCGGCGCGCTTGTTGAGGCAGCCCTGGTCGCCCGACTCGCCGGAGAACCACACCAGGCGCCAGTCGCGGCCCATGGTTCGGCCTGCGGACACAATGCCGGTGCCGAACCCGCCGTCGACGAACACAGCATCGGCTTGATGCTCGTCCTCCAACTGGGCGAGGATCGCCGCCACTGCCATGTCGTTGTCGTTCTTGGCCAGCGTGCGCAGCTGCCGATAAGCCAGCCCCTGACGCAGGCCGATCACCAGCTCGTCGTCGCCTTCCCATGCCGGGTCCAGCGTGAGGATCTTCGGCGCCCAGCTGTACTGCTCCGGCCGCAGGTGTCGCCCGTAGGCTGCAGCCACATCCGCTTCGGCGATGAATTGGCGGGCTGACATCGACGGGAACAGGCCTCGGATACGGACCTTCACCACGTCGCTGTCCTCGCCGTAGTCGCGCACCATGCGCTCGGCCTCGACCAGGTTCACACCCTCAACGGTGCGGCTGTCGATCTGCTCGGTGTCCCAGCTGGCCTTGAACCGGCGGAAGCACTCGCGGAACCGGCCGGTGTTGCGGGTGGTGTTGCCGAACGCGGCCCAGATGATCTCGGTGCCCTGGTCGGTCAGCGCGCCCTCGGCCACTTCCCACACCTTGTCGGCGATGGCCGAAGCCTCGTCGAACACCAGCAGGATGCGCCGACCTTCGTTGTGCAGGCCGGCGAATGCCTCGGTGTTGTTCTGCGACCACGGCACCGCGTCGATGCGCCAGGTCTTGTCGTGGCCCGGGGCGTTGCTGATCAGCGCCGTGGCGGTCAGCGTTGCCCAGTCCTTGGTGAGGCTGATTCCGTGCCACTTCGACAGCTCGGCCCAGGTCTTGGTGCGCAGCTGGTTATCGGTGTTGGCCGTGACCACGCCGCGGGTGTCTTCGAACGTGTCGAAGGCCCACTTGATGAGCATCGCCACCAGCGCGGACTTGCCGATGCCGTGGCCAGAGCCGACAGCCTGGCGGATCACCTCGCCAGCATCAGCAGCCCCGGCCTGCAGCTTCCTGCCAACCTTCTCCAGCTGCCGGCGCTGCCAGGCGCGCAGCTTCTTGCCATCCAGTGGGCCGCCTTTGACGCCCCAAGGGAAGTTGAACAGCACATAGCCCAGCGGGTCGTGCTGGAACGAGCCGATCGCCTCGACCAGCTGCTGCTCAGGACTCCCGGCCAGCTGCGCGCTCACGGGCGGCCCTCAGTTGGTCGGCCAGGTTGTCCTGCACGCCGTGGTCCAGGGCAACACGCTCGCCGTACTTCTTGGGCTGCAGCTTGCCGGCGTACCACTTCCGGGCATCGATCATCAGCTTGGAGCGCTCGACCATGTCGCCTGTCTGTCGCTCCAGCACCTTGCCCTTGCCGTCCTTCTTCAGCCGCTCGCCCAGCACCGCCTTGTCGGCGATGTCGAGGATCTCTTCGGCCAGCGTGTCCGCCTGCAGCTCGCGTGCACGCGCGTACTGGTTGCGAAATGCCTCCTTCTCGGCCAACCAACGAATGACCGTGGAACGGCTCGGCATCTTCGCCGTGGAGCAGATCGTGCGTAGGCTCTTGCCATCCACCAGCAGGTCGCAGATCGCGTCGGCCAGCTGCTGGCTGTACTTGCTGGGCCGTGCCATTACTGCTCCCTGTCTGCCCTGATCACGGCTTGGCTGGCGCGGACGTGGTCGTCGGCGTCGCGGCCGATTTGAACAGCAACTCCCGCAACCTCTGCTCGTAGTTCGGCGTGCGCATCACGTTCGACGGCGCCGGCGACGGCTTGGGACAGGAGACTGGTGCTGCAGGTGGCGAGGTCGTCGCGCAACTGGAGACGCCCAGCGCGCAGCTCAGCCACAACAGCAGCAGGCACGGTCGCGGCCGCAGTGCGGTCTTCTTCATGCTTCGCTCCAATGGCGGCCAGTGTCTCGGCCTGGGCGTGCTCGGTGGCACGGGTCTGGTTCACCTGGGCGGCGACTGCCTTGGCGCCGGCGGCGCGCTGCTCGGCCTCCCTGCCCTCTGCACGGTCGCCGCGCCACGTCCACCCGGCACCGAACATGACTGCGGACCACATGGCGAAGGCGGCGACTGCGACGGCAATTCGGTTCACGACCGGCCCTCGCACATCCGGCGCTCAGCGGCCCGACGGTTCACCAGGCCCTGCACGCGCTTGCCGCCGGCGTACACCCAGCGGTCCAGCTCCGGGCACCAGCTCGCGGCGGGCTGGCCGGCGTTGATCCGGCCCACCAGCGTCGAGCGGCAGGCAGCACCCACGCCCACGTTGTAGGTCCAGCTCAGCACCGCGGCCCACTCGCGCTCGCGCAGCGGCACCTTGATGCACTGGCTGATGCCGGTCAGGTAGCTACCCAGACGGCTGTTGAGCTTCTCGGCGCACTCCTGCTCGGTGTAGACCGCCTTGTCCGGGCGGCTGGTGTCGCCGTAGCAGTGGGTGGCGACGCCCACCATGTCGACGTACGGCGTGGGCGAGTAGCCCTCCCACGGCTTCACCAGCGCGGCGGCGGCCAGGGCGATAACGGCTGCGGCGCTGCCGCCGATCACCTTGCCCTTCATCCGGTCACCCCGCCGCGGCGCGCCTGGCGCCATTCGCGGATCCACTTCCACACCAGGTAGCCGATCTGGCCGACCAGGTAGATGGCGGTCAGCACCAGCACAGCCTTGTCCAGGGTGAACCCCGATGCGACGGCCGTGGCCACCGTTACCGGCGGCGTGACCTTCAGGGCTGCGGTCCCCACCGCGTCAATGATTTCTCCCCGCATGTCGGTTCCATGGTTGATACGGTTCGGCATGACGCCCTCCCCGATTGGTTAGATTTCGGTATAGCCGGCGTGCAGCAGTGGGCGCGCGGCCACGTAGGAGGCATGCGCCTCTGCGTGTGTGTTGAAACTACCCAGGCGAATCTTTCGACCGCCTGTGACGATCACCGCCGCAAACCGGGCGCCTTCGCGGCACACTCCGGTGGCATGCCTGCGGTTCTGGATGTTCACTTCCACCGGAACGTCCCGGAGGTTCGACAGCCGGTTGTTACGCTTGTCGCCGTCGATATGGTCGATCTGGTGTACCGGCCAGGAGCCGTTGGCGAGGAACCACGCGAGCCGATGGATTCGCATGAAGTTCCCCCGCAGCTGGGTGCGCAGATAGCCCTTGCTGTCTGGGTTGCCGACCACCTGCCCCCTTCGACGCACCAGCCCTGTGTCAGGCTCATAGGTCAGGTTTTCCCGGATCCATTCATCCGTCAGGGTCCGCTTCGGCGATCGCTTGCCGTCGGAACGTGCCATTGCAACTCCATAGCAAGAGGTGCCCGTCACCGCAGCCCGGCAAGGCTCGGCGAATTGGTCCGGTGAGGGTGGACGGGCATGGATGGTTGCGGGGGCTGGATTCGAACCAGCGACGGCCGGGTTATGAGCCCGGTGGCCTGGACCTCTGGCCTACGCCCGCAGGAAGTGCTGCCCCGGAAACGCAGAAGCCCCGACGCGGGGCCGGGGCTTCAGGGACAATTCTTGACAGTTGCAGAATTAGGGCATCTGTCTGTGCAACTTGTCAATAGTTGGGCCAGATCACCATGACTTTGGGCTCGGGATCGCCAACGATCACTGAGCTATCGGCCAGCCTGTACTTACGCTGCTGGGTCGAGCCCCACTGGTTGAACTGCGCATGGTCTATGGTACCGACGCCGCTATTTTCGGCGAACTCCTTTGAGCTGAAGTTCCTTACGCTCTGGCCGCCCTCGGAACTCCAATCGCCATCGGGCAGATCGTTCAACCAACTGAAATCAGCCATCTCCAACCCCTGTGATTAAGCGGCGATCCTGCCGCCCATCCAGTCTACCCCGCGTTGCAGCTCCCGACGGTACTGCCAGACCGAGAGCGTGCCGCCGTACTTCTCCGCCACCATGCGCGCCTTGACCGCCTGGCTGGCCGACACCGTGTACTCGGTATGCAGCACCAATGCGCGCAGCGGATGCTGCCGCATCATCGAGGCCAGCGCCTGCTCGACCCACCGAAGTTCGTCGGGGATACCGACGTCGACAGCGATCTCGGGGTTGTCGTGTGGCTTGTCGGCATCGTTCGTCGACCGCACCGGATCAACCGCCCACGCCGGCAGCATGCCCATGCCCTCCACCCCGCTGCGGTCGGCCATGAACCGCCGGCGGCTGGATCCGTCTCGGCCCACCAGGTCGCGCAGGGCCCTTTCCCGGGTGCCGGGCGCCATGTCGCGTGCCTTCTCCAGCACATGCGTGCTGCGGTCGGCGTAGGTCAGCGCGAAGCGATTGGCCTGCGCATGGCCCCAGGCTCGCAGCTGCTGCACCAGGTAGTCCTCAGTCGCCATCGCGCATCCCCTTCAGCACGTTCTCGTCGAATCGGAACACCGGCAGCAGGCCGTCGGAGTCGCAGCCACCCTGCCGGTCCGGCCGGCGCTGGCAGTGCGCCGGGCTGCTACCGCGCTCGCGCATGGTGCAGACGGCGCATAGACCATGCCGGCGCAGGTAGGCGTTGTAGCGTTTCCGCGTGCGGGCCTCGGCCGTCGTCATGCACCGCCCCTGATCAGGCTATCGCCGTACAGGCCAATCAGCAGGGCATCAGCGCGGCCGTTGTCCTTCTTCCGCTGCAGCTGCACCGCCGCGGCCGGGAACCGCTGGATAGCCAGCACGCGGGCGGCGTCCTTGCCCTTCCCCGACAGATCGAATCGGCGCTTCCATACCGACGGCTGCACCAGGACCAGCTGCAGGCCCAGCAGTCGCACAGTCGCCTTCAGCTGCCCGAAGCCCTCAGCGAGGTTGTGCCTGGCCACCGAGCCCTCGATGGCCTTGCCTTCCTCGTTGCGCATCGGACGGGCGTGGATCCGCTCCAGAGTCACGGCGATCAGCGCGCCAGGGTTGGCGTCCCGCTGCTGCCGGAGGAACGCTGCGACCGCGCGCGCGTCGACCTCCCCGTCCATCACCGGCATGTCGACCATCGGGCCGGGCTCGCCGTCGAGCAGCGTCACTATGGCGCCGGTCAGGCCGGGGTCGATACCGAATGTCAGGCGGCTCGCCATTGGCGGTTCTCCTTCATGTGCTTCTCGATCAGGGTGTTCTGTAGGTCCAGCAGGTAGTCATCGCTGCCCACCTCTTGGCGGAACTTGCGGGGTTGGCGGGCGTAGGACGGTCCGAACAGCTCTTCGCATCGGGCGGCGGACATGCCCCCGAACGGCTCGCCGCGGTGGGACCAGGGGTTAAGGCCGATGGTGAAATCGTGGCCACGGCGCTTGGCGCCGTGCTTGCCGCCGACCGTCAGGTGGTGCACTTCGGCCGGGATAGGCCTGTCACCCAGGTCGATGCCGAGGCTATGGGCCACGATGCAGCCGATTTCAGCAATGACATCCATCCGTTGCTGCTGGGCAACAGTCGGCTTGCCGGTAGAGCGGCCGCGCCTCATGCTTTGCCCTCCACCATGGACAGGCGATCACAATGGCCGAGCCCCTCTACTGCTACCCCTTCCAGATTCTCTGCCAGCCGCTCAGCTGGTGGTCGTCGGCCGCCTCCTGGGCACAGGCGATCCTCTCGGCATTGGCGATCTACTGGGCCGCCCGAATTGCAACTCAGCAGCACCGCCGCGACCTTTTCCAACGGGTCTCCGTGATCAAGCAACTGCTCATGGTCGTTTGCTCTACTGCATCCGCGAACAGCGCGCATATCGCGAAGTGCGAACGCGAAGGCACGATCTTCGCGGCTGACGTGAAGTACTTCGACCACTTGGTGCAGACGCTTAAACAGGTCCCTCTGCATGATTTGCCTGATGCCCGTCTGACTCACATCGTTGCCGGGGTTGCTAGAACCGCGGAAAAGATCGCAGCAGTTTTCAATGACGTTGAGATGCGTGGCCAACGCCTGGTTCCGCCGCTCCCTGAGCAGGCGGCAGAATGCGCCAAGCACACGACCTTCATGTGGAAATTCAACGCCCAAGCCGTGACTGTCGGCCTTGACTACGAACGTAAACTGCTTGTTTTCGGACTCCCGGGATACTGGAAGTGGCTCCACCGTAAGTGGAAGATCAGCAAGGCGCCGATCGAGCCAGAAATAAAGTTTCAGTAGCATCAGGCAACCCTCCTGTTCTGCCCGGCCATGTTCCAGAACTCGGCGCGCACGTCGTCGAGCATCACGTGGGTGTAGTGGTTGCCGATGTACTCGGTCAGGCCGTCGAACAGCTCCTGGAACCGGGCCTGTTCCATCTCGTCGAATGACAGGCTCTCGGCGCGCTTGACCGGGATGGTGCGGATCTCCGGCAGCACGCCTGCCAGCACCCTGCGGGCGCCTGCCCCCAGCAGCGCCTCGCAAGCGTCCAGCACCGCGGCGATGACCGGTGTGGCGTCCATCTCGACGGTTTCGCAGCACACGTCGGCATCCAGCTGCAGGCGCTTCACCGCGTCGTGCGCCCCCAGCTGCTCCCAGCCCTCCACGTTGTCGACCATCAGGTGCCCGATCTTGTGGATCAGGCGGTGCTGCCATTCCTCGCGCGGCTGCTTCAGCTCGCCGCGGATCTCCCGGCCCACGCGGAACTTGCGATCGCGCAGCAGGCGCTGGTCGACCTCATGGGCCGGCACAAGGGCGCCCACCAGCTCGCCGGTGTTCGGGTCGATCAGCTTCGCCACCACCAGGTAGATAGGGCGGCGCGCGCGCTTGGCGCGGATCTTCTTCGCTGCAGCGGTCAGGGTCACGCGACCTCCCCGAGCTCGTCGGCAGCGCTGCGGTTGACGTAGGACGTCGACCCGCCGTGCCAGGTCACCGGAACAACGCCGATGTTCCCGTGCCGGTTCTTCACCACGTTGATTTCTGCCGCGGTGCGCTCGGCCTGCGGGTTGGACAGGTCCCGCCACAGCATCATGATCTGGTCGGCTTCCTTCTCGATCTCCGAGCTGTCGGCCAAATGCTTCATCTGCGGCCGCTCTCCATCGGCTTCGCGGTTTACCTGGGCGAGCGCGACCACAGGGATTCGCAGGTCGCGCGCGAGGTTCTTCAGGCTGCGGGTGATGCTGCCCACCTGCTGGTGCTTCGGCGCGCGCGACATCGATGCGATCTCGATGCGCTGCAGGTAGTCCACGTAGAGCGCGCGGATGCCCAGCTGGTGCTTCCACCGGCGGGCCTCGCGCACCACCTCGGTGATGTCCGGCGATGGCCGGTCGTGGATGCGCACCGGCAGCGCGCCGTACTGCTCGGCGGCGTGCAGCAGCGAGCCGACGTCGTCGTGGCGGAACTTGCCAGCGCGCAGCCGGCCGACGTTGACACCCGACCCAGCGGCCAGCCAGCGCAGGCCCACCTGGTCGGCAGGCTGCTCGCCCGAGATCAGGCCCACCGGCCCGCCCTTGGCGCCAGCGGCAGTGGCGCCAAGCAGGAAGCCCGTCTTACCCATCGCCGGCCGCGCACCCACGATGATCAGGTCGCTGTCGTGGAAACCTCCCAGCGCCTCGTCCAAGTCGAAGATGCCGGTGGAAACGCCGATCAGCTTCCCGCCATTGCGTTGCGCTTCCATGGCCTGAGCCACGGCGGCATCGAGCGCCGACTGCGAGGTGTGTTCGTAGCTCCGGTCTGCGGTGTGCAGGGTCATCAGCCGCTGGATCGCGGCGTCGACCGCGTCCTCCTGCCGAGCCCGCGCGCCTTCCTGCAGCTCCCGCGCAATCGCCAGGGCCTCACGGTCACGCCAAGCTGCCAACAAGATCGAGGACTGATAGGCCGGCTGGCTGCTGGGGTACAGGTCGCGGTCGGCACCGATCAGCAGCGCCAACTCGCTCAGGCGCGCGCTACCCATCCGGTCCGCCACGTCGGAGATCGTCACCGCGTCGACGGGCTTGCCGCCGGAGTCCATGCTGCGGATGAGCTCCCACAGTTGGCCGTGTGCCTCGTTGCCGAAGTGGCACGACTGCAGCGGCATGTCGGCGATGCTGGACGGGCGGCACATGGCGGTGTGCAGCACTTGGCGCTCGACCTGGTGAATGGCAGAGCGGTGGTTGTCTTCGAGGGTCGTCATGCGCTGAGCCTCGGCAGTGCGCCCTTCTGCGGAGCCGAATTCGAACCCGGCCTGGTCGGCGCCTGGTTCTGCGCGCGGCTCAGCCAGGAATTCACGAACCGCATCGCGCCGCTGCGGGTCTTCCGGTTCTTCGGATTCGCGATCGTCCAGGCCTTCATCGCCCGCAGCTGCTGCAGCACGTCGATGGCCGGATAGAGGTCGGCGAACTCGCGGACCTGAGCCTCGGTGATGTCGAAGTCCTTCCCGTCGTTCAGCAAGAAGCTGACGGCGACTGGCGAAGCAGGCTCCGGTGGCAGCAGGTCAGCGGCCGGAGCCGGCTTGGCCGGCGCAGCGCAAGTGGTTTGGTTTGGGTTCTCTCTGGGTTGGGTTGGGTTGGGTTCTGTTTGGGTAACCGTTGGAGGAACCGTTTCAGTAACCGTTTCTGCAACGGTTTGGAGAACGGTTCGGTAGTCGTTACCCAAGTGCTTGACGTACTTCAGGATTGCGCCGGCCACACGGGCCTTTGCTTCCCCCTTCGGAAGCGCCTCGAACTCCGCCATACGCGCCGCCGCCACGTTGCCGTTGGCGACCTTGTTCCAGCGCAGGAATCCGGGCAGAAAAACAACCCCTTCGAAACGGTATGCGAAACCGTTTCGAGACAGTTCGGCAAACCCTTCCGAAACCCTTTCCAGAGACCACCCGAGGTCGGCCATCACGTAGCCATCCGGGCAGCGGTAGCAGCCCAGCCCGTTCGAGTGGGGGCCGGTCATCAGGTAGGCGGCCAGCAGCTTGCCGGCGTCAGTCCACTCCTGGGCATCCTGGCTCTGCCAGAACGCGCACTGGATCTGTCCATACTCACGCATGGCCTGCCCCCTTCAGCAACTGCAGGCAGCCAGCGATGAACCACAGGGACCGCACGGCCAGCATGGCCCTCTCGGTAGCGTTCATGGCCACTTCGCTCCCAGGCTCTTGGCCAGCGGCTCCATCAGCGCGGCCAGCTTCGAGAACTGGGCCAGCGCCTCGGCGTGCTGCGCTTCGGGGGAGATCAGGTAGCGCTCGATCAGGTAGTGGATCGGCGTGACATCCTTCGTCTCGGCGATGTATCGCTCCAGGTCGTCGATCGACAGGCCACGCGGCTTGCCACCGCTGTCGCAGCCGGCCAGCTTCTCGCTCAGCTTCGAAGGGGCCATGTCGAGCCGACCGGCGATCGCCGTCACACCCGCGCCGGCGTACACCTGGGCCGCGATGTGCTCACGCAACGACCTGTTGCGCGCGATGCCGTCATCGTAGGTAATTGTTAGGCTTTTCATGCAGTTATCCCGTGGGTGGGAATGCTGGGGTCAACGTGTTCCCCTGCGTTCCCCTGACTGGTTCTGAAAATGGCCGCATCCCCAATCGGAGTGCAGCCCTGTGGCGAAAACGAATCAGCTGGCCGGAGCCAACGTCCTGACGCTCATGCGAATGGGTGGGAAGTGGTTCGTGCTGAAGCGAGTCGGCGAGCGGGTCGACGTGCGGCCGGTCTGCCAGGTAGCGAAGAAGCGGCGCCGGAAGGTTCGGGGGTGGTGATCCCCTTCCCTGTCGCCTCGGGAGGCGTCCGTTGAAGCGTCCGGCAGCCTGTGTACGGTCGGCCTGCAACACCCACCGAACCGTCCAAGGAGACGACCATGTACGACACGAAGAAGCTGGAACTGCGCCTGCGGCAGGCCGAGGCGAAAGGCGAGGCACTGCAGGAACTGCTGGTGCTGCTGAGCAAGGCGCTCATTCCTGGATCTCCTGCAGCGGCAGCGATCCAGGCGCAACTGCGGGACGCAGCGGCATACACAGGGCCGTCCGTTGCAAAGAAGGAACTGGCCTCCCTCGCCCGCACCATCGGCAACCTGCAGTAGCGCGGCAGGCATACATGTCAGGCGGCGGCCCCGGTTTCCGGGGTCTGCTGCTCGATGTCGGTCGGCGCCGGACCGAACACATCGGTTCGGGTGACCCGCGTGTATGGGGGGATGCCCCGGTACTTCCAGTTCTGTACTCGCTGGGTGCCCTTGGGCATCGCGAAGCCCAGTCGTCGGGCCACTTCGGCGGGGCCACCGAGCTGGTCGATCAGCTCGGAATCCTTGTGCATGGTCGTGGTTGGCTGGTTCATGCCGTGGATTAAACGCCATGTTTATTGCGCAGTCAACACGACGTGTAACAACGCCATGTTTAGCCGCAGGACAATGCGCTATGGCTGAAATGCACTCTTCAATGAAGCGGCTCTACGCCGCCGCCGCCCAACTCGACCCGCCGATCCGGGGTCAGTCGGCCGTCGCCCGAACCTTGGGCCAGTCGCCGCAAACGCTGAAGAACTGGGAAAGCCGTGCGACGGGGGTGTCTGCAGCTGGCGCGAACAAGGCGCAGCAGATGCTCGGCATCAGCTCAACCTGGATCCTCGAAGCGCAACCGCCGATGCTGATTGGTGGCCCCTCGCCGGTCTCCAGTTCTGCGACACACTGTGACTATGTTCGCGTTCAGCAACTGGACGCGGAGGCAGGCATGGGCGAGGCAGTGGAAAACGTCGACTACCCGGAGGTGATCCGGGCTATCGATTTCGAACCCGGCTACATCCGGAGCATCGTGGGCTTCGTGCCAGCACCAGGTCGGTTGAGGCTTATCACGGGTAACGGAGACTCCATGCAACCCGTGATCCAACCCGGCGATGCGGTGGTGGTGGATACGGGAATCACCTCTTTCGACGGTGATGGCATCTACCTGATCAACATGGGCAACGGCCAGCAGATCAAACGACTGCTGGACAGGGGCGTGATCCATGTCGCCAGCGACAACAAGAGCTACGGCGATCCCTTCCCGATGCCAGATGGCACGTTGATAGGGGGGAAGGTGTATCTGCGAAATAGGATCGAGCGGTTCAACTAGGGGTTTTGCGACACAAAGGGGGAGTTGTGAAGGAAAAGCTATGGATGGTTTTGGGAACGCTGCTGTTCGTCGGCGTGGGGATCGCAGCACTCTTCTTTACCGGCGCCCTTCTCAACCTGTTGCTATGGCTGAGTAGTCGCGGTGCTAGCTGGTTGCTGCTCGCGTCGATCGCCTATGTGGTTTTCAGCCTGTTCGTGCTGCTGCCACTTGCCGCGTTCCGCGGAACCAGGCGCTTCGCTGGCGGTGGGATGACCGTGGGCAAAGGCCTGTTCGGCTTTACGCTCTGGGTTCTCTGCATTGCACTGACCTTCGCCAAATGGGGGAAGACCGTTACGATCGTCGGGCTTCTATTCTTTGGCGTGGGCATCCTCCCCATGGGCGTCGTTGCCGGTTTCCTGACCGACCCCTGGTATGGGGGATTTGTCCCAGTGCTGTTGATAGCGCTCTACGTTGGAGCGTCCGCTGCCGCGAACCACTTCCTCGAGGATTGACCGGCTCATCGGTAGACCAAGACCCCGCCCCGGCGGGGTTTTTTGTTGGCGGCCCCGAAATTTTACACATCAGGATTAAACATCGTGTTGACTTTGAAATAAACGTGCTGTTTAAATAACCCCCGTCGGCCCACCCGGGCCATCCAGACGGGGTCACCCATGGCAGTCCGCACCGCAAACGACCTGGCCCGCGCCGCTCAGCGCAGCCACGACGGCCGCGCACCGGCCGAACCGAACGACGAGGCCTTCCAGTTCGCCTGCGACCACGTGGCGGCGGAGCTGGAGCGCGAGGGCGACGTTGCCCCGCTGGTCGAGAAGCTGAGCCAGGCTCGGCACGTGATGACCCACCTCCTGACGCAGGAGGTTCCGGCCCACCTGTTGCCCCACTTCCGCGCGCTGGCCGACCTGGTCCGCGACATGTCCCGCCGCGTGGACGCCTCGATGAAGGATTTCGAAGCCGGGCACCTGGAGGACGCCGCATGACCGCCGCCGACCGCGAGGCGCACTACAAGGCGGTGCTGCTGACCGTGAGCTACGGGGTGGCCTTCTGCATGGGCGTCGCGTTCGCCGTCGTGGTGCAGGCGGTGCTGTCGTGAGCCGCCGGATCGACGTGCTGCGGGTGATCTACGGCACGCAATGCGTGCTTGCCATCGATCTCCCGAATGCCGACCCCGACAACGAGCTCGGCCTTGCGCACGACCTGATCGCTGAGGTCTTCGCCGCCGCCCACGCCTCGCTCGCAGCCCGCGACCTGACAGACCAAATGGCCGCCGACGACCGCCTGCGCGCCGCGCTGGACGCGTGCGAACCCACCGACACCGATCACAACCGCGAGGCCGTGGACGGCCTGTGCGTGGAGGAAAACGACGATGCGCACTGACCGTTACGGCGTCTTCTCCGTCTGCCCCGTCACCCGCACCGAGCAGCTGGTGACCGTTCACCGCTGGGCCTGGATGGCCACGCTGTGGGCTGCACAGCTCGACCACGTGGGTGTGCTGTTCGTGCACCTGGTGCGGCCAGTGCGCGTCCCCGTCCGTCGGCGTCGCCTGCTCGCGCGCATCGGCTGCCGCAACGCCGCTGACTTCCTCGCCTTTTTGGGCTGCGTCGCCATCGTCCTCGGCCTTGGCTGGGCGATGTGCTGGCCGCTGGCCTGGTCCTGACTTCCATCTTTGCACCACCACCTTTCCCAACGCCCTGGAGGGCACCTGCAATGAGCGACAAGAACCGTCCTGTCATCGTGACCACCGAACATCGCGGCGTCTTTTTCGGCTACGCCGACAACACCAGCGGCAGCGAGATCAAGCTGGATAACGCCCGCATGGCCATCGCCTTCGGCACCACTCGCGGCATTCTGGAACTGGCCGAAACCGGCCCGACTTCCCGCAGCAAGATCAGCGCCCGTGCGCCGTCCATCGATGTGCGCAAGGTCACCGCCGTGATCGAGGTTGCCCCGGCCGCCGTCAAGGCATGGGAAGCCGCATGAACACCCTGGCATATCGGCCGACGGTCACCGTTGTCGATGTGCTCGACTCCGGCGCCTGCATCAGCGGGGTAACGGATTTCATCGCCAGCCACGGCGGCGAGATCATCGGTGATACCGCGAAGTTGATGCGCTCCAGCATCGCCAAGCCATATGTCGCCAAGGCCGCGAATGCGGACTTGGACGGCGACGGCGACGGCGACGGCGACGGCTACGGCTACGGCGACGGCGACGGCGACGGCGACGGCGACGGCGACGGCTACGGCGACGGCTACGGCTACGGCGACGGCGACGGCGACGGCGACGGCGACGGCTACGGCGACGGCTACGGCTACGGCTACGGCGACGGCTACGGCTACGGCTACGGCGAATAACCACCCCGCCGGCGCGGCCGGCTCCTACGAGAGGCACCACCGATGTTCCAGCTCGACAACCACGATGCGGTGTTCTCGCATCTGAACCTGCGGAAGGAAAAGCACGGCGACGAAGACGCGGCCGCTGCTGACCTGAAGTTCTCGCTGAACGCTCCGAACACGATCCTCAACACCATCGACCCGGCCATCCTGCCGGCGTTCTGGAAGAAGGCCGACAAGGGCCAGCAGCAGAACCTGCCGATGGAAGGCAGCACCGACCTGGTGGCGCTGAACCTGCCGCTGCTGGGCGAGCAGGACATCACCGGCAAGTTCGAAGGCTACGAGGCGTCGATCGGCTCCCTGATGGACCACATCGAGCCGGTGTTCTTCGCCGACGCCAAGGTGAAAAAGATCACCTGGAAGCCGCTCGAAGGCGGCAGCGTGGCCATGGGCTTCACCGTCTCGGTGCTGCTGGACGAGGACGAAGACGCCGCGCTGATTTCCGCCTGGCGCCGCGGCGAGGTGCGTCTGACCCTCACGCCGCCGAGCGCTGCTGCGCAGCAGGAAGACCTGGCCGCGTAACGCATCCCCCGCCCGCCCCCTGCGGGTGCCTGCGCCGGCCAGGCCTTCCACAAAGCCGGCACCTATTCCCACCCGACAAAGGAACTGCCATGTCCGAAGCCTTGATCCCGCTCGAATCCGTCAACGCCGTCGAGGTCTTCACCGGCGGCGGACTGGACGACCTGCTGGCCCGCATCCGCGCTGAGGCCGTCACCCTGGTACCGAACGTCAAGACGGTTGCCGGCCGCAAGGAAATCGCCTCGATCGCCTACAAGGTGTCGCGCTCCAAGATCGCCATCGATGACGCCGGCAAGGCGCTGGTGGCCGACCTGAAGAAGCAGACCGGCGACATCGACTCGGCCCGCAAGAAGGCCCGCGACACCCTTGACGCGCTGCGCGACGAAGTGCGCAAGCCGCTCACCGACTGGGAGGAAGAGCAGGCCCGCATCGAGCGCGAACGCGTAGAGGCTGAGGAACGCGCCCGTGCTGAGGCCGAAGCAGCACGCCTGGCCGAGATCGCCCGAAAGGAAGAAGAGATCCGCGCGCGCGAGGAAGCCGTGCGCGCTGCTGAAGAAGCCGAGCGCCAGCGCGTTGCCGCCGAGCAGGCCGAGCGTGAGCGCGTCGAGCGCGAGGCCCGCCTGCAGGCTGAAGCCGCAGAGAACGCGAAGCGCGAGGCAGCTGCTGCCGTGGAGCGTGCCGAACGTGAGGCCCGCGAAGCCACCGAGCGCGCAGCCCGTGAGGCAGCCGAAGCCGAGCAGCGTGCCAAGGACGCCGCCGCTCGCGCAGAGCGCGAGAAGGCCGAGGCTGTCGAAGCCGCTGAGCGCCGCGCCAAGGAAGAAGCAGCACGGGTCGAGCGGGACCGCCAGGCGCAGGTCGAGGCTCAGCGCAGGGAAGAAGAAGCGCGCGCCGCCGACGTCGAGCATCGCCGCTCGATCAACCGCGCCGCCGTCGCCGCGCTGGTCGGCCTGGGCGTCAGCGAGGAAGCAGCCGCAACCGTCATCACCGCCATCGTGCAGGGCAAGGTCCCGGCCGTGGCCATCCGCTACTGAGGCACCCCATGAACCAGATGACCACCCGCGCCGCTGCCGGCGCCCTGATCACCAGCGAGCAGGCCGAAGCCATTCGCCGCGCACTGAAGTCCAGCCTTTACCCGGGCGCCAGCGACGACTCCATCGAAATGGTTCTGAGCTACTGCCAGGCGGCTGGCTTGGACCCGATGACCAAGCCGGTGCATATCGTTCCGATGAAGGTCTCCACCGGGCGCAAGAACGCGGACGGCTGGGACATCAAAGAGGATCGTGATGTCGTGATGCCGGGCATTGGCCTTTACCGCATCAACGCCGCTCGGACTGGGCAGTACGCAGGCTGCAGCGAGCCCGAGTTCGGCCCGATCCGAACCTTGGAGGTGGATCGAGAAGTGTGGGTGGACGGCAGCAACGGACGGCGGCAGAAGATCACGAAGCCGTTCCAGCTGCAGTACCCGGAATGGTGCCGGGTCACGGTCCGCAAACTGCTCGGCAGCCAGGTGGTCGAGTTCTCGGCCAAGGAATACTGGCTGGAGAACTATGCGTCCAAGAACGATGGCAGCCCGAACCCAATGTGGGAAAAACGCGCCTTCGCCCAGCTCGCGAAGTGCACCGAGGCTCAGGCGCTGCGCAAGGCGTTCCCGGAAGCGGTCGGCTCCCAGCCCACCGCCGAGGAAATGGAAGGCAAGGACATCATCGATGCCGAATCTGTGCGCGCCGAACGCCGGTCCTCCACCGCCGGTGCAATCACCCGCCAGCAGCCGGCCGAGCCGCAGGACACGCCGGAGCGGAAGGCGCTGTATGCCAGCCTGCAGGAGTTCGCCGAGTGCGGCATGGAGGAATACCAGGGAGCCTGGGGCCGCCTGTCCAAGGAACAGCGGCAGCTGATCGGCACCGCTGGCCACGAAACCCTGAAGGGCATTGCCGACCGTGCCAGCGCCACGGACGTGGAGGATGCCGAGCAACAGTCGGCAGCCGATGAAGAGGTGCCGCTGTGATCGTCATCGGGTGCGACCAGGGCAGCGAGGCGTGGCACCGCGCCCGCGCCGGCATCATCACGGCCAGCATGTTCGCCACCGCGCGCTCGCGCGTGGGCGAGCTGACCGACCAGCAGCGCACCTACGTGGATGCGGTGCTGTCCGGCCTGGCCGAGAAAACGGCCATGGAGCGCGCCGGCTACAAGGCCGTGCCGCGGTCGGCCATCATCGAAAAGGCTATCGCCGGCGAACCCATCGGCGACTTCAGCGAGGCGTCGAAGAACTACGCCTTCCGGCTGGCAATCGAGCGCATCAGTGGCGAGCCGCTGGACGAGGGTTTCGAGACGTTCGCCATGCGCCGCGGCCATGAGCTGGAGCCGGAAGCCCGCGCCGAGCATGAGGTGCAGTCCGGCCTGCTGGTGAAGCGCGCCGGGTTCGTCCTGAGCGACTGCGGCGACTACGGCTGCTCGGCTGACGGCTTCATCGGCGAGGACGGCGGCAGCGAATACAAGTGCTTCATCAACCCCGAGAAGCTGCGCGCGTTCCACATCGACAACGATGCGAGCGAGGTGTTCGAGCAGGCCCAGGGCTGCATGTGGCTGACCGGCCGGCAGTGGTGGCACATCGGCCTGTACTGCCCGGCGCTGACCGCCGTCGGCAAGCAGCTGTGGTGGCGCCGCTTCGACCGCGACGAGGCGTTCATCGCCAAGCTGCGGGCCGACCTTGAGCCATTCCGGCAGATGGTGGTCGGGTTTGAGCAGAGCCTGCGCGCTGGCGATCACCAGGAGGCCGCTTGATGGACGTGACGATCTACCCCAGCCACGCCAAATGCCTGCGCCGCGCCGGCCTAGCCCGCGCCCAGCTGTTCGCGCAGGTGATTGAGGGCAAGCGCTACACCACTCGGCAGGTGGCCGAGATTCTGGACGTCTCGCGCAGCACGGCCTACGACCGGATCAAGCGCGGCCCCTACCCGCTCACCTGGGCCAACCTGATGAAGGCTCGCCTGCCATGAAGACCTGCACGAAGTGCGCGGCCCGGCTGCCGCTGCGGTTCTTCCCCCTGATCAACGGCAAGCACACCGCCGCGTGTGCGCCCTGCCGGAACACCGAGCGCCGCCTGCACGACCCGCTGCGCCCCCTGCGCCGCGACCCGCTGCAGGTGCGTTTGAACAATCACGTCAATCTCTGGTTCGGCCCGGTGCGGCGCGAGCCTTTCAGGAGCCACGCATGATCCGCCGTCACCAGCTGTTCCGCCACGAACCGCACAACGATATCTACGGCGACTGTCACCGCACGGCCGTTGCCTGCCTTCTGGACAAGGAACCGTGGGAGGTCCCGCATTTCACGCAGCTGGCCTACACGGTGCCGGGCTACGAGTGGGAAGCCGGGCAGGCTGAGTATCTGGCAACGCAGGGGCTTTGCTCTGTCGATGTGATCTTCGGCGGCGACACCACCCTGGAGAACATCTTTGGCTTCATGCGGTCCCGCAACCCGCACGCCTACTACCTCCTGTCGGGTTTGAGCCCGCGCGGCACCAACCACACCGTGATCTGCTGCGGCGGCGCTTACGAATGGGATCCCCACCCGGATGGAGGCTTCCTTGTCGGCCCGATGACGCACGGTTACTACGAAATCACGTTCCTGATGCCGCTGGCGATGCGACTGCAGGAGGCGGCATGACCCACCACCGCTACGACCGCCGGCTGCCGAAGCGCACCGAGGGCTTCGCCTGGGGCCGGTCCATCGACAAGGTGCTGGGCGGCCACGTCCTCACCTACCGCCTGTTCCGCCGCGACCTGGCCGGAAAGCTGCACATCGAGACGCGGACGTTCCAGCTCAACGACCACCGCCGGCACATCGCGCTGCAGCTGCTGATCGCACGCCGCCAGCTGCGCGAACGCGTCGAAGCCATCGGCTATGCCCTGATCGAGGCCGAACAGGCCTCCCCACTGCAGGAGGTTGCATGAATACCAACAACAAGACCCTGGCTGTTGATGCGCTGGCGGTGATGGATGAGCTCATTGATTTCGAGGAAAGGCACGCGGAGTACGAGCCACGACAGAACCACGAAGCGCGAGAAGCCCGCGCCGCAGTCGCTGAGCTGATCGAAGAGCACCGGCTTCTGCTCGACGCGTTGAAGCGCCTGCCCGCAACAGATGGCCGAGTGATTGGTCTGATCCCTCTAATCGGCCGAAGTGAGTCCGCCCTCGCCCGCGTAAAAGGAGAATCAGCATGAGCACTGACAAGACCCTGGCGGACGTGCAGCCCGGTGGGAGGGTGAGGCTGGGGGATCAGGCCGAGCTGGATCGACTTGAATTTCAGGCGTGGGCACGCGAGCTGCTCCCCTGTCCGTTCTGCGGAAACAGTGCCGAGTTCGTGCCGTACAAGGACAACGGGCTGACCCTGAAGTGCAAGAGCATGGGATGCATCCAGCGGAACCAGCGCACCCTCCGCTACGGAATCGATTGGCTGCGGACCTCGATGGCAGAACACTGGAATACGCGCGCCCTCTCCGCCCAGCCCTCCCCGGCCGGTCAGGGCGATGCAAACACCATCGAAAAGCTGCGGGCAATGATGGATCACAGTTTCGGCGGTCCGGGATTCGTCGTTTACGGAACCGCCCAGTCCATCGCCGAGGTGGAGCGTCGCCTTGCACCGACCCTCGCCGCCCGCCAGCCGGTGGGGGAGCCGGTTGCCGAATGGAGCAAGCGCGGCGGCACACCCACGGACTGGCGCAACGAGCTGCTGACGCTGGCAGAGCACCATGCCCCCATCCCGGCCTTCGCGAGAAGTGCGATGCGAGTCATCGCACGGTCGATGCCCGCCCCGCCCGCGCAGGCCGTGGACCTGGGGCGGCTCCGCGACCTCGCCCGCAGCTGGATTGTCGAGGCTGGTGGCACCGCCGCCGACACCAAGCATGCCTGCGCTGACGAACTGCTGGCCCTGATCGACAGCCATTCGGAGGTGAGCCGTGGCTAAGCAACTGCATATAGGCGGCGTCGACGACGACGACCAGCGCTGCCTGCGCTGCGGCTCCCCCAGCTTGGACACCGGCTGGGAATGCAACGACTGCGGCTACGACAACATGCCGCACTACGCGGAGAACAAGGGTCAGTCCGACAGCCAGGCGGTGGGCAAATGATCACCAAACTCTTCAACAACCCGCACGTGCTGTTTCAGCCCACGGACGAGAACGGCTTCAACGAGGTCGCCATCGGGGCATCAGTGGACGGTGGAGGAATGATCGTCCTGGAGCAGGAAGGTAGGCACATCGTCATCAGCCCGGGGGCTGTGCCCGAGCTGTGCCGACTGCTGCGGCAACTGCAGAAGGAAGGCAGCAATGGCTGACCAGCTGCTCACCGCTGCAATGGTCCACGTGCTCGCCCTGGCCGGGTTCCTGGCCGGCATCGCCACCCTGTGGGCGATCAGCCGCGCATGCCGCGCCGCGCGCGCAGGGCTGCGCTGGTGCTGGCGGAGGTGCGCTCATGGCTGATGGACGGCATCCCTATGCTTCGCGCCCGGAGGCGGCAACGCACACCTGGCTGACCCCGCCGGAGATCATCGCCGCCCTGGGCCGGTTCGACCTCGATCCATGCGCTGCGCCAGAGCCGCGCCCGTGGCCAACAGCCGACCAGCACATCACGCTGCCGGCCAACGGCCTGAACATCGACTGGCATGGCCGGGTGTGGTGCAACCCGCCGTTCGGGCGGCACACCGAGGCATGGCTGGCACGCATGGCTGACCACGGGAACGGGATCGCCCTGGCCTTCGCCCGCACCGAGACGACCATGTTCCAACGTTACGTCTGGCCACGGGCCGATGCCGTCATGTTCCTGGCAAAACGTCCGCACTTCTGCAGGCCGGATGGAAGCCGGGCCACGGGCAACAGCGGCGGGCCGATCTGCCTGATCGCCTACGGCTGGAACAACGTCGCAGCACTGATGGAATCAGGCCTTGAAGGCGCGGTGGTCCGCTGCCTGAAGGCCGAAGCAACCCAGGCCACCGAGCAGCTGCGCGCTGCGCTGGCCACGAACTGAAGGAGGACAACATGGCCGACAGCCCCTACCTGTCCCGTGACGATATCAAGGCGCTTTGCCGCACGCCGCGGCGGAAGGGCCAGGCCGAGTTTCTGCGCAACAACGGGATCCGGCACTATCTGGACGCCCACGGGTGGCCGGTGGTGCTGTGGTCCGCGATCGAGGGCAAGCCGGAGCCGAAGACGCCGCCGGCGACCGATTGGAAACCGAACAAGGCCGCATGA